CACGTAAATGCAGGTATTTCCCTCTGAATTAATCCAAAAACCTCTTCGTGAGTTATACCGTTTTTTTGACCCCATGTAGCAGAAATTTCAGGAGCCAATCTAACACTATCAGATTTAAAATTATCGGTTCTCGTATATCCGAATATAGACCCCTTACCAAACCAATTATCGGAAGGCTTGGGAAAAGAATTACCTATCCTATATATCTTCATCTAATCTGTTCCAAATCAAAAGCATCAAGATTAACTATAATCAACTGTTTCCCACTAGGAATTCCGGGGCCACTATGTTTAATTAAATACGCATCTGTATTAGGTATTGTTTTAATATAGTCTTCAACAGAATAAGGAAATCTTTGATAATTACTTCGGTTTACTTCTGGCACAACATAATATTTCATTTCTTTTTTAAGTTTTGACACATTCTTTTTAATGACCTCAATAATTCCATTAATGTGATATTCAGATGTTAAATCTTCTATATGACATCCGGATTTAGGATAAGCCATCCAAACATGCCTAGAATCTTTTGTATAATATTCTGACATTCCAAGATTAGTAACAGGAGAAAAATAATAACCCCATCCCGCTTCCCCCGTAGCTTTAGTCAAACTTTCTGAGTTCTCTCCACGAATAAATGCGTTGGTAGCCCCTATCCTGTATATCTTCACGCTAATTGTCCTTGTGATAAAATTAAATTTTCTATTGCCGATATGACTCCCGGATGAATATCTTCAGGAAGCCGATCCGCATCAAACCATCCCGCCTCCTCATTCTCCCAATTCAATTTCAATTTCTGATTAATCCATGCTTTTTGTTGAGGACTAACTACAGATAGAAATGTAGTATAATTGAAATTATTATCCGTGGTTGTATGACTTCCCTCTTCCCGATCATGCTTCGGTAAATGCCCCATCTCCTGTTGAACCTCACTATATGCCGAATCTCTTAATTCATCTTCGGAAAACTCAGGAGATTCAACATCGTCATCGTAGTCGGCATCCGTTCCCTTCATCGCCCCACCCGGTATACTCCAAATATCAGGATCTTCTACTTCTTGAGAACGCCTTAAAAGAAGAACCGTATTATCGTCAGGGCAAAAATACATAACACCAGAACCGGCTAAACCCCATCTGGCTTGCTTAATCAGGCTTGTAAAACGATAAATCTTCACCATGTATCATTCAAAAAAATGAAAGATAAATCCTGTAAATTGGACCAAAAAGAAGCCCTAGAGAAATCTAGAGCTTCTTTATATTCTAAGCTATACTTAATGAACTAAATCTTGAGTTACGTGAAGACCCTGAGATCCTACATTAACATTTACCTTAAGAACTACCGCAGCAATAATAACCATTACAATAACAACTATAATCCATACCCATCTTGGCATATTCATAATATAACCTCCCGCTAGTGTTTAGATACACGATATAGTTCTATAATTTGGTAAAAATAGCCTATGGGGTATAACCCTACCTATGCCAACATCAGTCAACTTATCAGCTTGTTCCCTTGTAAATTTACAAAAAAAGAAGCCCTAGATCTCTCTAGGGCTTCCTTACATTCTAAGCTATACTACTATTAGCTACCAGCAGTTACAGTAACCTTGGCTACTGCGTAACTGTTGATGATTACGATACCCACTTCTTCGTAGATCACCCAACCTAAGCGTAATTTTTTCGGATCATCAGCAGGAAGAACGGTGATATCCTGTCTGATTGGGAATGCGCCTACGTACTCAGCAGGGGCGAGTAGGAACACTGTATCCGTTGGGCACTTGGATGATACGTGAATATCAGCCGTAAATAGATGTCCAAACAAACCAGTTGTCAATACTTCCTTCTGCGTAGCTTCATCGTAAACGGTCTTACCGAAGTTACGAACGTCTGCATATCTCAAAGCGTGACATACGATCTTACCAACCGTCAAGTCGTGCTGTTCGATGGTAGCAAACGCTTGGTTCAACGCCTGTAGGGTCAACGTACCACCAGTAGAAACTACTGTATGGGCCGCATCGACTGCTGCGTTAACTGCGTTGAAGATGTTTAGATCCTCTTCCTTCTGGATCGCTTCCTTAGCCTTGATCTGCGCTCTGTCAACGATGTAGAAGCGACGGGCTTTTACTTCGGACAAACGGATTGTCGGGTTGGTTGCAATTTCAAAGGTAGGAACTAGAACTTCTTCACCTTCTGTGATCATATCAGGTACAGCACCACGTCTTGAAATAACATGGGCCGTAGCTCTAACGTCTTTTTCGTATCTAGCATAAGCACCCTGAGGAAGTTCGTCTACCATAAGTAGCTTTCTTCCAACAGCCTGATACTCCAAAGCCCTACGAATAGGTTCAACCATTGCTTGAGCAAGGGCGACTCTACCCTGAGGGGTGTCTAGAGCTTGGGCGATTAGTGCTTCTCTTTCTGCATTTACTGCTCTTTTATCTATTGCCATTTGTACTATCTCCTTTTAGTTGTTCTATAGGGCATTAGCCTATAAAATGAACTGTTTTCTTTAATTATATTGTGAGTTTGATTTCGATATACGTATTGTTATAGGCATTACCAGCAGCCGAAGGTACTTCTCCACCAAGAGCCTGATCGCCGTTAAGATCGACGCCGGGAACTCCAGACGGATAGATACCAGCCAAACGTGTTAGACGAGCAACCACAATACCCGTATTATAGGTATCGCTTGTTTCTAGAATACCAGCTACAGCATAGAGTGGGCAGAGGTATGTACCCGCTGCGCCAGCTACGTTTGCCGCAAACTGATCTGTTGCGAACTCACCACCACTGTGATAAACTGTCATTTTGCCAGACGCCTTGGTCTCATCGAAGTAATCACTTACACGGTTCTGCCAACCAGCGGCAACACCGGGCATATACGAAGCACTCGTTTTCTTGGTATCCCCCGCAATTCCGTAAGGAATAGGGTGGGCTGTGGACTGGATTTCAACTTCTCCATCCTCATTAAGAGTAACGATTTGCCCTTCTTTGATTTCCTGAAGCGCAGCAACAGTTTGTTCAGCAGCTACTACATGGAATTTTTCTACTAAAGCCATATTTAATCTCCTTATTATTTTGTTTAACTGTTCTTTTCCACAATTGGCAGGAATTATTCCAACTTGATAAAATCGTTCTCTTATTCTTTGGTTTCAACTTTTATATTTTCGTATTTATACTCTCGATAAATCTACAGTGCCTTAAGCCAACTTCAGTATGTGATTCTATAAAAATATAAAAACTCCTTCATTTATTACACTTTTTTTATAGACAAAAAAGAACCCGTAATTTTTGATTACGGGTTCTTTTGTTTTTCTTTTTTATCAATTACTTTGTATGGTCTGTGAATTGAGATATGATTCTACTAACTAGATCATCTCCCTCTTGGGTCGCTTTAGATTCAAGAACAATAGCGGGAACCTGATGTCCCGAAGCTTCTACTGACTTCGCAGGCTCTTTGGAAGCGATTTTAATTGTTCTTTCGGGGAACAAGCTTTCTGCCATTGTAGGAATCTGATCAATTTCAAATGCTGTTAACGCTTTAACTACTGCATTAAACGTGCTTCTATCTGAAGCGATTCTCTGATTTGCCGCTAACCAAGCCGTTGTTTTAATGGCTTCGGTTTCTCTGGCCTTAGAGATTCTTTCCAGTTGTTGTTCACGTTTCTGTTGAACGTTCTTGAGCATTTCGCTATTAATTCCGGGCATATCTTTTTGAACTTCTTTCTCATGCCCCATATAAGCCGAATCTATGGGAACATCGGGACCTTTTAGTGTCTCGTTGATTAGAGAATCAGCTTCTCTTTCTTTGCCCATATAGGCTTCGCTTCTAGGAACATCAGGGCCTTTATTCGGCTTATTGATTGCTGAATCGGCTTTGCTTTCTTCTCCCATCTTAGCATCGGCTCTAGGAACCTTAGCTTCAACATCTTTCTCAACGGTTTCTACTTCTGTCATCTGCTTAGCTTCCTTAACCTGTTTGGCATCTGAAGCGATAACTGTACCCTTGATTTCGTTGTTGATAGCAGGCATTCCTTTTTGAACTTCCTGCTCATGTCCCATATATGCGCTATCTACAGCAACATCAGGGAGTTTCAATTCTTTATTAATCAAAGAATCAGCTTCTTTTTCTTTACCCATATAGGCATCGGCTCTAGGAACATTAGGTTTAGCGAGTGTCTTATTAATCAAAGAATCTGCATCCTTTTCGCTCCCCATATAAGCTTCCTTACGAGGGACACCTGCTTCTACGTCCTTTTCGATGTGCTCTATCTTCGTAGGCATACCCGCCATTTTTAATGTTGCCATATCCAAAACCTCCTCATTTGTTTTTCTAACTCTCTGACCATTCATTTGCATAGCCTGTTTGACTTCATCCTCGTTGGAAGATGTCTTTATATCTTTTTCAGTTGCCGCACTAGTTTCACCTTTGCTAGTTTCTTTGCTAGTTTCACCCTTGCTAGTATCACCTTTGTCGCATTTGCAGAAGTTTAAAGGCTTCTTGCATTTATCGCAGCATTTTCCAGCTTCTTTAACTACAGGAGCTTCAACTTTAGCTTCTTTGGCGACAGGAGCTTCAACTTTAGCTTCTTTAGCAACAGGAGTTTCGGCCTTTACTTCGGGCTTAACTTCCTTGACCAGTTCCAGATCAACCTCTATTTCTTTAGCAGGAGGAAGACTGGAACTAATATCTTTATCTAGCTCAGCTTCAACTTTTAATCCGGCATCGATAGCCGCTTGTTTCTTTTGCTCTTCTTCGAGATCATATAGGGCTTCGAGTTCTTTTTCTGTCCATCCCTCGTCCTTACCCTGTTTGATATCTTTTCCGAATGCCTGAGCGTATACGTTTAGCATCCACTTAGAGGCAAAACGCTCTTTGACACAACCACATAGTTCTTCGGCTTCTTTCGCAGGGAGCTTCTGAACTTGTGTTTGCTCTTCTACGCACTCATCAAACGGATCTTTTTCCATAGAAATAGCAGCAAACTTATTTAAATGACGAACCTTTCTGAACCCCAACTTCTGAAGTTCTTTGCAGGCGCATTCAGCTAACATTTTACCCTTGCAAGGTCCGAAAGTAGCTACCGTATTTCCACCATACTGTCTAGCCAATCTTTCAATACAACTCTGCATCGGGAATTTATCAGCCTGTTCCTTAGCCGTCTTCAATAGTTTTTCAACCTTAATGGAAGCAGCAAACTTAGAAACTTCTTCTTCGCACCCCTTGCAATTTCCAATATCGGGAGAAATATCCCATGATACTCTTAAGTAACCGATATCAGGATTACTTGCGCTAACCATAACGTTCTTTTCTACTTCGGTTCCGCAAGCATCGCACTTAAATTCGGAATGACCATCTTGTTCCTTAGAAGCCTTGCAGTTCTTTTGTCCGCAAGCAGGGCAAACATGTCCGTGCTTTTTCTTATTTTCTGCAATACGAATAATGGTTCCCTTATCAATTCTCGTCTGAGCGGCAACAGGTAGCGCAGGAACTTCAGGAGCTTCAGGGGCTTCCGGAGTTTCGGCACCTTCTTCGCCAGAACTCTTGGTAGGTTTAATAATTTTGAATTCCACTATCTTCTTAATTAATGCTTCATATTCGGCAGAGCAAGAATTACATTTTCCATGGATATCACCCGCTTCGTTGGAAACATCAACGTCATTACTTCCGCATTCAGGGCAAGTAGATAACATAGGCTGTTTCTTACCGGCAGTAGGGATATCAATATCTGTCTCATCACCCGGCTTTCCAGTGGTCAATGCCTGAATAGGATCAGCAGCAGGAGCAGGAGATGGAAGACCTTGTTCAGATGCTCCCGGTGTAACTCCACCCGCACCTGTCATTGCCCCACCCATAGGAGACTGAGCCGTTTTGGTCATTTTTTTGCTAGAGGCCAAAGCGGGAGCAGCCATAGAAGCAGGAGCAGCAGAAGCACCGGCAGAAGCACCAGCAGGAGGCATTGTATTACCAAGGCCTTCTCCAGTCATATCTCCTTCGGGCATGGTTTCAGCACCAGCGGGAGCTTCGGTGCTTCCTACTGGAATATTCGTTGTTCCATCTCCGGTATCAATATTAACTGCGTTTTCTTCCGTATCTGTCTGAACCGCTATTTGAATTGTATCTCCGCTGATTGTTACATTCGTGATTGAAGCTAGTTTCAAATTCTGAGATGCTAACGCTCCTTTTGTGAAAGCTACAATATCCTTACGAAAAGAAGGATTGTCTTTCTGGCATCCCAGCTCCTTAAAATTTGTTTCAATTACCGTATCAGAATTCTTGAGAGCCTGTTTGTTAAGAATTTTTTCCCAGTTTTTTCTTTCAGTCTCACGAATCATTTTCTCATCTTTCTCAACCGTAGCTAAAATTTGAGATCGCTCGGAATCCCTTGCTACCTTCTCGTCAACCTTGGGCTTCAAAGCTTCTCTCAAAGCCGCCTTCCTATTGACAACTGCTTTCTCTACGCTAGCAGATTCGGCCAACTTAGCTTCGATCTTAGCTGTAACGCTAGCAATACCGTCTTGTCCTTCCGATACAACATCTATAGCATCAATAAGAACATCTGGATTGATAGTTTTATCAGAAGCAATTTTCCTTAAGCCATCCACGATCTGTTGAGCAATTTCTTTCTTTCCCGTACTAGCAACCTTGAGATTTTTATTAGACCAGAAAGCAACTCTCTTGGCATAATCAATATCTTCGCCGCTCTTAGAATCTTCCATAATTGAAACCGCCAAACTATAACGATTCTTGGTAGAGTCCACTAGAGAGGCCGCTACTTCGCAAGCTTCCTGAGGAGTACAACCAGAAGAAATAACCGTATTAGCCATTACATCAACGGCAGCATTCATATGATCAGATGCGCTCTTAAACAAGGCAGGATTTCTATCTGCAACTCTAGCCCAAGGAGCCTGTACATTATCAAGCTGTCTTTCTGTAATTTGATCTTTCTCTCCATCCGTTCTTTGTGCGTCTAGCTGTTTCTGAGTAATTACGTGTTTCTCATCTTCGGTTCTATTATCACCCTTCATCTGGGCTTCCTGAACAACATCAGGAGTATTATCGGTTCTAGGATTCAGTTTGAGTTCGGTATCGTTCAATTGTTTTTCTGTGATATAATCTTTTTCGCCCTTACGCTTTTCGTCCAACTGTTTTTGCGTAACGACATTCTTTTCGTCTCCGGTTCTGCTGTGATAGAGACCCTTCTGCTCTAACTGTTTTTCCTGAACAACATCTGGAGTTGCGTTTACACTACTTGCCCCAGCTTGCTTATTAATGTCTGTCATTATACTTTCTCCTTCTTTTTGGTTATTAAATTTTGTAGCAAATGTTTCCAATAACTTAACTGCTGCATCTTTAGGCGATTCCTTAATTAGCTCTCGTTGTTCCTCCGATAAATCATCATACGTCCATACAAAAGAAATATCGGGCTTTTCCTTTTTCTCAGCCACGATAATAAAAGAATCATCCCTTTGTTTTACAGAAAGGCGATTCTCGTTATTCTGTATAGATGGCACTTGTTTAATATACTTAGAAAACTCTTGTTTTTCCTGCCACAAGTTTGATAAAACTTCAGTGGCTAGCTTAATCTGCTCAATTTTCTCAGAAATAGTGCGTCTTTTTCCCATCTCTAGTTCTCCTGTTTTTTCTAATTTTTCACGTAAAGTTGCCGATTTTCTGACAAGTTCAGATCCCGTATTAATTCTTATGTCCTCGGATACCTGTTTTGGCTCTAACACAAAATCAGCTATTCTCTGAATTGATCTACTATCTACCACATCAGAAAGTTTCGGTTTTGCAGGGGTAGTAATTGGAGTTCTAGGTGCTGAAACCAGAGGCTTAGTAGGTGAGCCGGATATTTTTCCTGCACCCAAATTTCCAGTCATACTAGCGGGATTCACAGAAGGGGCTCCTCCAATAGGTGCGTTTGCAATAGGGGCACCAGCAGCAGGGGCACCGGGAGCAGCAGCCGCAGGAGCACCTTCTTCTGCATTACCAATTGTTCCGGGAACCTCACCTTGAACGTTTCCATATCCAGCACCGATAAGTTCTTCTAGCCATGTTTGTAGTTGAGACATTATATCTACTAGATCGCTTGAAAATTCCATCTCAACCTGTTTCCTGTTTTTGATTAGGTTGATGGCGATACCTTCCAATGTTTCCAATACTTGTTGAATCTGATCTAATTCTTCCTGACTAGCTTTCTTTTCAATGGCTGAAGTTTTGATAAACATCAATTCGTTTTCCATCTTAGCAACTTTACTCAGATAGACATCGTTACTCACAATTCCATCAATTCTGCAAGTAGGACAAGCAGGATCTACTACCGCACTTAGCTCAATAAACTTAAGACCATAATTATATTCAAATACGATCTGATCTTTGAAATCCTTCATCTCGCCAGTAATTACGTTTCTGGCTCTACCTGTAAATTTTCTACCTTTTCTATTACGGATATGGGTGCAATAATCTTCTGTTTTTTCGGCTCTATTTCCGCAAATATTACAAACGGAATATTCTACGCTACATCCCATCGAAACGCCGGTCACATATTCTTCTTCAATACTTCTGCAAATATGAGGATAGGCATCTCGATCAACAAAAGCTAAAGTATAAACTGTTTTTTCTTCTGGAACCCATTCGGCATAAATAACCTTACCACGGGCATTTTCCACGTTTTGATTATCATGATTGGTAAAAAATGGAACCCCCTCAAATGTTTTGTAGGCCTTGGAAAGTTCTTCTAGAGAAAAATAATCACCATTAGAATTGGAGACATCAGCTTCAATAGCTTTGGCTCTAAAGAATAGGGCATTGGGGTGCTTGGAAATTTCCGATTTTACTACTCGGTCTTGTTCCGTCCCCGGTTCTATAATAAATTTCCCAGCAGCGGTACGGACAATTTTTCCGCTTGCTTCTTGTTCAAAAGTTAACGGATTAATATTAAGAAACGTAAACGAAGCTATTTTTGCTAACATTATTTTATCCTCTCTTGATATTTTCTAATAACCTTATGAACACTTTCGGAAGCTTCCAATTTACCCTCTTCGTCTAATTCTTTCGCAATATGGACAAGCGATAAAAGGGCATTGGTCATAACTTTTTTTATCCTACTTCTATTAACATCTGTACCCTCTGCTTCTTCGGTTACAGGTAAAGGTTTCGGAACTTTTTTACTCGGAGTAGTTTTTGGAGGAACTAAAACATCTGGCACTAATGGTTTTTGAGGTGGCACTTTCTTTTGTCCCGGTATAACCTCTTCCCCCATTCCTTTTTCCTCTACTACTCCTTCATCCTCAACACTTTCTTCTGTAGGTACTTCTATATCTTCCTCCGAAATTCCTTCTAACTGTTCACTTCTTTGTTGTCTCCATTCCGTCAACTGTGTCCTAGTAATATTGGGAGTACCTTCGGGGAGAGAAAAGGTAGGTATAACAAAAGAAAGCTGTGCGCCTTCTGGTTTCTTACTTCTGGTTGATTTTGAAGGCTTTGCGGGTTTTCCTTTAGGTTCAAAACTAATCATTTTAGCCCTTGTATTAGGATCAATAAATTCAGGTGGAACTTCTGCAAAAAACAGAGAACTCATAAACATACAGGTTTCAGGATCATCAAATCCTTCTTCTTTTTTACTTCTATTTTCAAATAATTGCTCGATTTCCTTACTCGTTTCGCCCAATAATTCACTATCGGATTTTCTTCTGCTAAACCTTCCTCTCGCATCTTTAACACTTCTAGTTCTGTTTATTTCATTAAGCCAGTAATTAACAATTTGCGGAGTGAATTGCCCCTTTGCCTTAAGAGACTTTATTCGGTCTTGAGATCTCTTTAAATTTAAAAACTCGGATAGTTTTACGGGGTCAGATATTTTAGAAGTAACCATGGCTTCTAATATTTCTTTTCTTAAATCCAGAACGGAAAACTGGATAGGTCTGGTTTTAAGGGCATCGGTTCTTTGAGATCCAATGGTAGGCTTTTTCATTACATAAAAATCAGGAATAACTTTTATCTGTTCCGCAGCAGGGCCACCCATTTGTTTGGCTTTCAATTGAATGTCCTTAAAAATTTCAAATACTTTACCCACAAAAGCTTCATCGGTTTGCAGCATTTTGACGGCTTCAATTTCAGGTATTCCACTTTCTTTTGCAACCCTTCTAATAGAATCTTTTAGGGCGGCATCCATATTCCCCTCTTTACTAGCCTTGATTAACATTTTATAAATACCTTTTGCATTGGGGAAGAAATAACTTCCTTTGCCAAAAATGGGAGCCTCTTGATATAGTTTTTTTCCTTCGGGGGTATTAGGATCTGCCGACTTATATTCTGTATGTTTTTTTGACCATTGTTTTGTACCACGCCGTTCCTTCATTTCACTTAATGCCACAACTTTAAAGTCATCTGGACCCAAGATACTAGAAAAATCAGAAAAATTTTTATTTAACATATCATGAAAAGCTCTAGTAGTTTCATCTGGATTTGCTTTTTGAAATCGTCTTATAAAATACGCATACTTATTTTGTTGATCAGAAGGTTTGCTTCCGACATAAGGGCCAATGAAATTCATATAAGCACCATAACCCGGATGATAACCCACAAAAACAAAGAAAATATTCTTCATTTGTTCGTTGGTTACTCCGTATCGATGCCTGAAAACTTCTTCATATTTTTGTTTTTCATGAGTTACTTCGTTTAAAACACCCTCTAATGAAGGCGTAGTTTTGACAGTATTATTCCAGTCTTGATTTTGACCATTAACAATTTCATCGTATTTCCACCATTGCCATCCGGTTTGACGATAAACCTGCCAGTCCCATCCAATAGCTTCTTTTTTAAGATTATATATTGTGCTCATGAACTAATCCTTTTCTTCTTTCTTATCCTCTTCATTATGTTCACGCCATACATTGACTTTGGCCCCTATTCCCATTAACTGTTTAGAAGTATAAGGTTTAAGTGCTTTTGGAGGATTAACACCCCATGTCTCTCTCGCATATTCTGCAGCAGAAGACATACTATCAAAATACTTACCGCCTGCCGAATAAGTAGCAGGAAGTTTTCTTACACCGGCGAAAAACTTAGCTCTAGGCTCATGAACTTTCGCAGGGCCAATAATACAATAATATCTATCACCATCCGGAGCCCCACCTTCAAATCTAAAATAACTACCGGGACCAATAACATCTTCAAACATTCTTTTGAGAAAAGAAGTTTTTTCCGTGTAAACCTCACCCCAATCGATATGTTTTTCAACTAATTTTTCTCTGGAAAATTTATCCATTATTTATACTGCAATGGCTTGTCCGCCAGTTTCTTTAGCAGATAACCAATCGTTTACAGCTTTATTAATTTGGTCTGGTGACATACCCGGTACTTCCCTCATCAGAAGATTGACTATTTCTTTTCTAATCGAAGGGCGACTATATTTATTAAAACGACCCATGCTTCCGCTACCCGTTTGATACCAATTTTCAAGCTTACTTACCACATCTTGCCCCATTTGTCCCATAGGCGATGGATTAACATCTGCTGTTTTCGTCCACCCAGCTTTCTTTCCCATCTCTTCCCACTGAGTTTTGCTTAGTTTAATTTTCATGTTCTCCTTATATTTTTAAACCACTTAGAAGTTTTCAACAACTTCCATGCCAGTTAATCTAGCATTTAATCTGGCATAAATATCTTTAATAAACGGCCCAAAAGCATCCCTTATTTCATCGGGAGAGGCTTTCCAAACATAAGGTACGTTTTCTAGGCGTCTAACAAGATCTTCGAGCATTTTATCCGGAGTTCCCCAATCTGGAATAATGTCCTCAATATTTTGTTTTAATGGTGGGATATTGCGATCAGTTTGTCCTGTGCGACTCCACCCAGCTTTCTTTCCCATCTCTTCCCACTGAGTTTTGCTTAGTTTAATTTTCATAAATTCTCCTTAATATCAACAAAAAAATAGCCACTACTATTTTCTATAGTAATGGCTGAAAAACCTTTAATGAAACGCAATTATTGAGGTTGAACATTTGGAGCTTCGGGCGTATCAAATGTTTTCTGGTCTTGAGCCTGTCCCGCCTGCTGCTGCAAAGATAATTTCTTCCTCATAATACTTTGAATAACAGTACGAATTACCTGTTCCAGTTTATTATCTATCTCTACATCGGTAAACCTGAGAATCGTCCATCCTTGCTGAGCTAACTTCATATCCCTTTCTTTGTCATGAGTAATCTGTTTGCCCGAACTATGGAATATTTCACCATCAGCTTCAATACCTATTTTGATATCCGGTATCCCGAAATCAATAGAATACTCTTCAGCACCTACCCTAACCCTATATTGCGGAATTATGGTGCTCTCTATCAAACCTTCCTGTTGAGCCTTCATAAGTCGTGGAATAAGAGCCCTTTCGCATTTGGTAAAAATAACACGCCCCTTTTCATCTCTGGTTTGCCCCTGAGCATCTTTACCACCCACCCCATGAACTTCCTGCTGTTGGAAAATTTTCTTCTGCTCTGCTGCTAATCTCTCACGAGTTTTCTTCTTCAAAACTCTACCACCAAATTGATTGGGATCAGCAACTTCGGCAGTCATACTAGAAGCCTTTGCCATCGGAGGCCCACCTACTCCACCACCCACAGGAGAAGGCCCACCTCCCGGCGCACCTCCCGCACCACCCATCTCTCCCGGAGCCCCAATAGGCGGTGCTCCACCTCCACCTAAAGGAGGTAATCCCCCGCCACCACCTCCACCACCCCCACCAAATCCACCACCTGCTGCTCCACCCTGTTGCTGACCAAATCCTTGTCCCAAAGCCATCATTTGTAGCGCATCATATCTCTTTCTTTCTATTTCCTGATCGGGGTCTAAGTCGAAAGATTCCAATAACGTTTGAGCACTAATAACACCCTTATCATATAACTGAATCATGAAGGTTCTATATTGCTGCTGATCACGCAGATGCATCGAACCCCACTTAATCTTTGGAATCAAATATTCTTCTTCGCCTGTTTCGGGATTCTTATCTATAAACCCCTGTCTCTTGGATTCGGGAAGATAAATAGATTGCTCGATCCATTGGGAAATTTCCTGTCTGAAAGTTTCCAATCTCTGAATCATGGCTTCAATACCTACAGCGGCGGAACTGAAGTTAGGCCCTTCACCGTTGAGAAGCGCATTATTAATCATCATACCGTCAAGAACTTCCTGATTAATAAATTCAAATTCATTAGACAAAGTTAATACTCTTCCCGCAGCACCTACAAAGTCTAACTCGAAAGCATGATGGGTAATAATAGTTAAATTAGGATCTTGTGCGGTCATTGCCAATTGTGCCTGAACATCGGCTATATCGGCAGGACCAGCGGGACGTTCATCGCTACCTACTTTAACAATCTTAATAGGAACAATTAATCTTTCGGCTACAATCCACTGAGCCACCATTAATTTTGTTTTGTAAGAAAGAATCGGGAACAATCTTCTTACCATTCCAATACCGTACTTCGTATATCCACACTCCCCATATTTTAAATGGGTTACATTGCGATTATCTAAACGAATAGGTTGTCCCGAAGAAATAAGCTTAATCACTTCGGGAGATAATCTTTCGTAACCCGGAGTCTTTCTTTGAACCATATTAATCAATTCTTCATCAGGTCTAAGAGCAATAATGGCATCGGGATTAACCGGAGAAGTATAAACCTCAACATAGTCGGGATTCAATATAACCATTCTTCTTATCGTTCCGCCCTCATGATCGCAAATTTCATCTCCCAATTTTCCCGAACCTTGACAATGAGGACATTCTATCTCTAAAAATGGGAAACAATCTCCAAGCAAATGAACCTCATGGCTGATCAATCTGCACCACTTGGGAAGCTTGAGACGTTTTTTAAATCTATCAAAATAAAGTTTAACATCCCGGTTTCTACATTCGTGCTCCCAATCGCTCATCGGAAAATCGGAATAGAAATCAATGGCAGAAGCTACTTTGGGTTCATTAGAATTATGAACAACACATCCATTAATGCAATATGTATGATTATTTTCTATTTCAAGATCGTAAACTTTTCCACAGTAATGTTTGTGTTGAATGTCGATAATTTTTCGATACATTTTGTTTTTTAATGCAATATATTCTCTAATTTTATGATGATGTGCCGGAGTTATATGGCTATACTTTTCACAAATACCATTGAGTTTTTCACAAGCCATCCTCCCTATTCTTATATTGCAGCTTGGAGATTCGTTTAAGATGTTCGTTTTACATATTCTGGTTTTTTGAGTGCTCCAACTAACCGAATGAGACAAATTAAGTTTTGTACAAATTACTCTTAACTGAGACGCCAAAGGTTGAGAAGATATCCTTATTTGATCTCCGAAAGTATTGGAAACACATCCGTCTCCATCCGAAATTCCAGCTATAAAGTTTAACAATTGTGATTCAGAAGCATTATTTATAAACTCGGAACATAGTTTTTTGCCAAGACAGCCATCACCAATAATAGAATAAAACAATTTTGCAATTACCACATTATGTAAAACAATATCGTAGCACTTGCCATGTCCATTTTTGTATTCTTTTGTTTTAAATCCTAATTCATCTTCAATAATTTTTCTTGCTTTTTCCCCAATCGTATTTTTCTCGTCATTAGACAATGTTATGCGTATACCCTTAGGATATTTTCTTTCATTTTTATAGTTGTACCAGTAATATGATCCATCTGCCGCAAAAAGACCAAGAAGCCAACATACCCTATCCGAAAACATATCCGGCATAAATTTACTAGTTGGTTTTAATTCAGGAGAGATAACGCAATCACCAATTTTGATATTTCCCACTTCGTTCCATGACTCAGTAATATCAACCTTACCAAACTTTTTAATCCTTTCTTGCTTGCGTCTTTCTGAATGAACTGTTTGATAGGATTTTTCCCACTCTTCTTTTTTAACAACTTTTATTTCATGCGAATTTGTAATGGAAATCTTGGTATTGCTTCCGCCAATCTTTAATTCCGAAATATCTTCATCAATATCACGAGTATGAACCCTCATAACCCTTTGTATATTACCGTTTTCATCAATAATTCTATCTCCAACAACAATATCGCATATTTTCTTCTCTGTCCCATCCGACATAAGTACTTGGTTATCAGGGGTTAAGCAATAAAAAAATCTACTCCATTGATATTCTTCGAGCCTCTTACTTGGGATTTGCCAATTGATCGGGGTATGAACCGGAGAAAAGAATGCAGGCTGACCGTAAACTACTCCTGCACTAGAAGCAAAGCGTGACATTCCAGAACCCCAAGAGCCCGTATTTACAGCAGCAGTAGGGGAATAATTATGTCGGGGAACTCTTTTATAATCCGGATGTTCTTCAATGATTTGCTTACTTATTTTACTGGGATCACGGCTACGTAGTGCTTGAAAAGTCCTAGCTAGATCAGATGTTTGAATTACGGGCTCAGCCATTTTACACTCCTATACATACACCCATTATACAAGAAAGTGAAATTATTGTAAAGGAGTTTCCGCTGTAACTGGTGTAGCGTCAGTTATATTAAATCCCTGTTCTTCTGGTGATTGTAAAGCGGCTCCTGCTTTTGGACCCGCAACTTGTTCAACGGCTTCTTTAACCCCTTTAATTTGATCGTCCTCCAACCCTAAATCAATGGCGGCAGAACGAAACTCATCCGATACTCTTGCAGGTGTATTAGTATCTGAAAACATAAATTTTTCGTTGGCTACTCCGATTGCCGTAGAACTTTTAGCTACCACAAATCCGTCTCCATCAAATCGAAATTCCGTACCTCCGGGAACATTGACTACCTGTTTAGTATCGGCACTTATAACTTGGGCTCCATCCTTGGGTATAGTAACATTCTTCCCAACAAGATTTTGCGGATCTCTTAAAAGCTGTCCTATAGTAACCAATCCATCAGTATTATCGGCCTGAGTAACATGATAAGCAACTTTCTGATGTTTTTTAACCATATCCTGACCGAACTTATCAATCTGCGCAACCCCCAGAACCGAAGCTTCATAATGATCAGCAACCGCATTCAGCATGGTCTTATAATCAATTCCTGCTTCTCTCATTTCCAATGTGTCTTTCAGGATGTTATAGACTCTATCATCCTTTCTTTCGGGATCAAGTGTAGAAGCAATCTTTACTATTCTTTCAAATCCGGTAGAGGCAGCAACTTCCAGATCGTAAGTTTCATTACCCCTAGCTTCCTCTAAACGTCTTTCGGTAGAATATTGATGTGGTCTTGGTTTACGGGTTCTTTCCCCATTAGCTAGTTCCATTGAATTTCCACCAAATCTATCGGTATCGGGAACAGCGGGAGTACCGGCAGTTGGAAATCTATGGAATCGGTCATTGATATAACCGCCTACAACTTTACCATCTTTATCTTGATAGTCGGCATAAAATTTATCCATGATATACATACGCCAGAGAGCTTCTCCGCTATAGACTCTGGTAGGATCTTCGTCAAATGAAATAGCATCGGTATAGTAATGGGTAAAATTGAAGAACTTATTTCTATCGGTTCTCCAAGGTGTCCCCTCATTGAACCCATCTACAATACGGTTCCACTTATTACGCATACCTCTGACCCATCCATTTCTTTGTCTGGATTGGGAAGGCATATCTTGAGCTTGTTTTTGCATTTTTACCCCTTCTGATTTATCTGTCTTTTTGTTCAAATTACCCGCTAATCTATGACTCGCTAGAATTCCCAGAAGAGCTTTTGGAGCCTCTTCGTTTTCAGGATGTTCAATTATTGCTTTACACGTTTCTGAAATGCTATCTTCTTGAGGAACCGTATTGGATGCTTTTTGAATAATATCCATTAACTCCTTAGTGGCAAGAGCAGCGGTTCCTTTAGAAGCAACCCATCTTTTAATATCTTCTGCGTTTTGCCAATAAGCGGCCATGTTTTACTCCTTAAACTGTTGGTTGAGTTGTGGCTGCGGGTTGAGCCGGTTGTTCCTTCTTTCCATCATATATATCTGCCCTGTCACGCATTTTTTTAATAGTATTAGATATCCACCCTGAATCCATTCCCTGAATCCACCTTATCATAAAAGCTTCCCCGCCCCTACGACTATTAAATATTTCTACCATATTTGCAATGCCATCTTTTAAATCCTCTATTCCTTTCTTCACAATAGGATCTTCATAAATACTGGAAGGCTGTGGAACCCTTAAGCTAGTAACCCATCCAGCTTTCTTTCCCATCTCTTCCCATTGAGATTTGCTTAGTTTAATCTTCATTTCTACTTCTTATTTCTTTAAGAGGGTTTCTATTTCGGCACCGAAATCATCCGAAATAGAACGACTAGCTGCTTTATTAGCTTTTTGCCAATCTACCTGTTCCTTGGGCCTCTGAATAGATTTCTTGTATTCCGCATTCTTTTCAGATATCATTTCGCCAGCCGTTTTTTCAGGAATACTATCAATATCAAACTTCCCATAAACTCCACTAGATGCAGAAGGAGAACCAAGTCCCGGCTGAGCATTCATAACCTCTGTTGGGAAAACTAATCCTTTAGCTACAATATCATTCTGCTCCATGGCCTTAATCTGATCTTTTTCCCATTCTTTGTGGCTAGCTACCTTGGCCGCTTCTTTCTCCGCTTTCTCTCTTCTTAATCTTTGTCCTGAATCTTCGGTTGTGCTTTCCGCCAGTTTCTCAATTACATCAGGGGCCATAATGCTATTTTGATTCTTGGGAAGACTTGAAAGCGAATTCATAAAATAATCTTCTCCACCACGAATAGGAACAATTCCAGAATTCATTGTTGGTTCCAAGGCAAGTTTCCCTTCCGCTGTTACTTGCTGCCAATTTGCTTTCTTGATATGATCGGTATTAGATCTTGATTCAATATGGAACGGATCGCCCATAACATTCTTTAAGGCTTCGGTTGCAGGATCTTCTTGAACAGCCGTTTGAGCGGAGGCCGTTTTAACTACCGGAGAGCTTTTTGATTCTACGGAAATGGAAGGATCAAATACTTTGAACTTTTCCAATTCCATTCCGCTAGCCAAAGCAAATTCCTTAAGATGGCTAACTACTGTTTTATCCCAAGCAGAGTTGTAATGATAAATCTTACCGTTAGAAGCGCATTCCTCTATTCTATCACATTCTTTAGCCAAAACTTCTTCTGTTACATCGGTAGAAAGATTAACTTCAGCTTCGGATTGGATAGAGGATTTTTCTTCAGGAGCCCCAGAATTCTTAGTATCCTCTACAGCATACCAAGTAGGTGCTATTTTTTCATCTGCCACTTTAAATATCTTCATATCATATCCTTATTTATTGATTCTGTTACAACTCTACAATTCTTTCCATATATTTGCGTATTATCCTTCTATATTCCTTCTTTTTTTAAACAACAAAAAAACCCGCATTAAATTGCTTCAATGCAGGTTTCCTCAAATTATGTCTATCAATTACAGCAGCGGTAATTCTCCAGTTATCTTATCTATCTCATCGGAATAAGCAGGCCCAATAGCACAACAGGTTCTAGTTTTTACCCCTTTAAACTCCGTAAGTCCGGCATCCTCTATTAAAGCAACAGGAAGATTGGCATCCTTGGCTTTCTGATAAACGTCCATAAGTTCTTCTTCGGACTTGACATAGACGCATATCTTTGTAAAAAGACCACTAATCCAATCTTGTTCTGCCTGAGAAAGATTTTGAATTATATAACTAGTAGGAGGAGTATAAAAATAACCTTTATCCAATAATACCTTCATAGAAGCATGGCAACATTGGGCTATTAATTTGCCTTGCCTTAAACCCATAGTCCCGCCTTTACCATCAGGATATTTGGTTCTAGCAACAATGACTTGTTTAACTGGTCTTACTTCATCAGGCATTTTATGGGGAACCTTTCTTCAACTAATTCTCTACTCGAATACCTGTTTGCGTATCTATACATTTTTGAGTAGCAATAAGGATATCTAATTGTATCTAGAGAACGACAGTAAGCAATCCTTTCTTCAAATATTCTAGTTTTTATAGTGAATAAAACTAGAAGGCGATTTTTGGGATCACTCTTACGAGTAACTATTGAACCTTTTTGAATCATTTGTCACTTCATCAGGCATTTTATGGGAAACCTTTCTTCAACTAATTCACAATATGGATCGTATGGGAAAACTCTATCTAGATATGCCCTATTGAGATATCTACAAAAGGCTATTTTATGTACTTCTTTGCCGTTGATAAAAACATTTCTAGGAAAAGCATATCCTGTTTTAATCACAATAAGGCGACTCTTAGGATCATACTTATGAGTAACCATTGAGCCTTTTTGAATCACTTACATTCCTTAAAACCTTTGGCATTCTTGAAATCATCAGGATTATATTGTCCTTCTAATCCTTCAACTTTCTTTTCTTCCTTTTTAACGCCTCTTCTATTGAGAATAACGTATCGATCACCCAAGGCTAACTCCCCAGTAGTTTCATCTCTCATTGATCCCTGACTTTGTTCCAAAACTTCCACAAAGTTTTTAGAATCCCAAAGAAGTCCTTCCTGCCCTAGTTTCTTATAGTAATCGTGAGCCGCCATTTCAGAGATGAGCATTTCTACATCTCGAACCGTAAATCCTTTCATGGTGCAAAGTTCTGAAATATTATCCAAGTCCAAAGAATCAATAGCTCTTTGAAGTTCTTCGGGTTTCTTAAATCCAAGAACTTTAACTCCACGATTATCCATTCTTCTAGCAGTAGTTTTGAGAGTGGTCTTCATACTCTCAGCATCAAAGTTATCAATATCAATTACCAAGTCTGCTCTTCCTGAACGAAGCAAAGGCCCAGTAATATTCTCCTTATGATTGGTTGTTAATACCACGAAGATATTTTTTTTAGCAAATAGTTTTTCTTCTTGGGCATTCTGCAACCATCCCATAAATTCTGATTCAACCTGTTTGTGGGCTTCGTGCATACCTTGACCCGTATCATTAGTAGCACCAATACCTCTATCATATTCATCTACTCGAACAATGACATGAGAGGTTCCCATAATAGATTTAATAGCTTCTCTTGCCTGTCTTGGCCCTTCTCCTACCCACATACTATGAACGGCATTAATATTAAAATCCCATACGTCGAAATCCAATAATCCTGCCAAATGAATTGGAAATGCGCTTTTCCCAACGCCGCCCTTACCATGTAGGACAAATACGTGCGGCATTCGGTTATGAACACATTCAATTTGGTCTAGAAGTTCGCTTTCGTCTTGACCGCTTTTGACGGTTTGTTCAACCAAAGAACGAAGTCTTTTAACCTCATTGAAATCCCGCATGAGTTTTTGAACATCGAAAGTAAAATTACTAGATTCAGGGCAAATATAATCTTCCCAAGGCCTAGGTGTAAGCTGAGTTAAACCAAAGCCCTTTTCCATAAAACTACGATTGATAGCTTGTCTTAGCAATCGCATCACCCTCATACAGTCAATCTTTTTGGATTGCGGAGGATTCTCGGAACGTGAAATAGCAGCAGCCAGAGCATCTCCTGCCTCAGTATAAGTCAAGCCTGTCAATTTTCTTGAAATCTGTTCCTTCTGCCCCTTAGACAATCGGACATCGTATTTCCCATTCCTATATAGATCAACGAAACTGTCGATAATGTGGGTAGCTTCAAACTCATCTACCGGATTAATTTCAACGGTTCTAACCTTAAATGGAAGATCTAATTTCTTATTCGTTATGAGTAGCAAACGACAACCCTTTTTTGTGGTAGGATTGCGGAAGTTATCAAAAATATAAAGTGCTCTTGGATCAACTTCGCCGGGTTTTTCCTTGCAAAAATCCAAGCTATAGTCAACATTTTTAATCACCAAAAGCTTATCCTTGAATTGGGCCTTTAGAACCTCCCTACGATTAACAAAACCATCGGGCTTCCTTTTTCTTTTGCCTGTTTGCGGATCGGTTTTAAATACAGGTATTCCAAGTCCTTGATCGTCATCTTCAACTTCAAAACGGCCATAAATCAATTCATCAATAAATTGAGTGCTATGACCTTTGCCGGGGGAGCCTTTTTGCAATTCAACAGCATCTATATCAATCGTATTATTGTATAAATCCTGCATTTTGAAACAATCTTTAAGAAAGCCATCAACAAGGCAAGGGTCTTCGTGATTGACAACGAAATTGGTTATCCCCGTAAGAGAAAGCTTAATGGCTATAACCAGTTCTTCCTTAAGTTTCTGAAAGGTTACGCTCTGTTGAACTAAAGACTTGAAATTAATGTCGCTTGCACTATTGCCCTTATCCTGATCCTGAGGAATAGGGTTTGATACAGGGGCAGAAACGTTATCTTGTCCCGTAATCGTAGTATTTGTATTTGCCATTATGTTTCCCCTTTGTTTAGAATTCAAAGATATTATACATCAATTAAGAATGATTTCAAGTATTTTCGGCAAAAAAAAGAAAAGAATCGGGCTTTTGACTCGATTCTTTTCTAGATCTCTATGATTTACTTACTTATTGTCAGCAAACCAAATCTTGCAATATTCCGGATCGTACTTTAGTTTCTCTTTCCAGAATGTCATCAATTTGGTACGAGTGCTAGGGCTGAGCTTGCTAGTCTTAACCATATCGTCAATTGAAGCTTCCTTATTCAGGTCGCTCTTGATAGAAGCAGCGCAAGCACCACAACTATCTCCCAAGCTGGTTTGGATAATATCTTCGCCACCAACATCGGGCTTTTCGCCTTCTAGTTCAACTTCAAACTCCGCTTCTTCTGGGACTCCTCCAATTCCGCCAACTCCACCATCAACAGGAATTTCGGGTGCAGGGCCAGCTTCGGGAGCCATAGGAGCTTCTATTGCACCAGAGGTTTCTCCAACAGCGGCCTTGACTTCTTCAACCGCCTGTTCAACCTTTCCCATTGCCTTATCAACTTTCTCAACAATATCCTTGGACTTTTCAACTTTTTCCATTAGGACTTCTACGGCCTTACTTACGCCGATATCTCCGCTTGTTCCGATATCTTTGCTTGAGCCGATATCTTTGCTTGAGCCGATATCTTTGCTTGAACCGATATCTTTGCTTGAACCGATATCTTTGCTTGAGCCTGCTGAAGTTCCGCTAGTTTCTCCGCTTACTTCTGCTGAGGTTCCTGCTGAGGTTTCTGCTGAAGCTCCGCTAGTTTCGCCTTTGCTTACTTCGCTTTTGCTAGCTCCTGCCGATGTTTCATCTTTGCTAAATTGAGCAAGAACTGTTTTGGCTGCTTCATAAAGAGCATCCTTATCGGTTTTCTGTTCCTTGGGTTCGGTAGAAGCGGTTTTGACCATTTCTACGCTTTCCTTGGGACTCCAATCAAAATCTAATTTACCTACGGGTGTTATAACTGCCATTTTCGTTCTCCTTTTTTACTTGTTAGTTTTGTTACATTACCTTGGCTGTAACGATCCAAAAAACTCTTATATCTTAATACAAATCTCTAGGCTTCTTTTCCTTCAATTATTTTTGTGTACCTGCATATTTCAGAGACCAATTTCCTCCTGCTAGAGTTTGATATTCCTCCATACATCCGAAGATAGCTGCTTGAGGCTGCATACCACCATCTACTTTTGACTTATAACAATTCATCCATGACCGGGACATCGTTTGCGACAATCCTTTCCCATCCTCATAATATGCTTTCTTTAAAAATCTCTTTAAATTGAACACTGCTTTTTTCATATGACACCTACTTCTTATTGTAAAACCAAATTTCCTTCAATCATTTATATTTTTCTACGTGGCATTCCTATACCTTTATTCTCTGGGGTTTTGGGTTTTCCTTTAATCGCTTTGGGTTTCTGAGACAAATCGCCCTCTAATATTTCCAAGCTCATAATTCCGCTAAAAAGCCAATTTTTAATAGTGTTTCCGGGGATATCATAACCTTTCCCTCTTATAGTCGGGGAAACATCAAAACCAACAAAATATTCTCCGTTGAGTCCATTTCTGATAGGATAACCTTCTCTTGGGACAGGATACAATTTTCTTGGAGGAAGACTTTTGCCGCTTTCACTTACATAAATTATTTCTAGAGGCAACTTATTCTGATCCGCATACTTTATTTTCTCCCTCGAATTCATGAGCAATTTAACATCAGGCGGGACTTGTTCGGGAGTTTGTGGGGCTGCTTCTTCGGGCATTGGTTGAGTTTCTTCTGGCGGGATAGGTGGTTGTCCTTCGGGTTGACCTTCGGGTTGCCCTAATGGAGGAACATCTTTCGTTCTACCTTTGGGCCTGTCTTTTGGCTTATCCTTTAATTTGTGCTTGATTTTATCTTCGCCTTTAGGTTTTTCTACTTTTGCTTCCCTGATTGTATTACCAAATCGAGTATCAATTCCTTCGCCTGCAATTACATCTCCAACCTTGATACTATTTTTCTTAAACCAACCGTGATTGACTTCTAAGGCCATTCGACAATAATAATTGCTATCAACGGTTCTGGTGCTCCTAGGATACATCTCTTCTATTTGAAGTATGGTTCCATCATCATCTACAAAAGCTATATCTAATGGAATATAGGTGTCTTTCATCCAGAAGCGAAGTCCTTGAGGGTATGGAAATTTAAAAAGCATCCCTTCGTTTTCGGATAGGACTTTTCTTTTCATCAAGCCTGTTTCTCTTTTTGAAGGAGTATCGGCTATTTCTATAAGTAAGTGTTTCATGAATTAATATTGAGGCGTTTGTCTATCTGGGCCATATTTATCGGAATGTCCTAGGGCTTGGTCATCGAACATTCCCATATCTCTTTGTTCAATGGCTTTTTCCTCATCATACATTTCATTACTCTGTCTGATAGCATCCCAAAAAGCTTCTGCATTTGGGAAAACTATTTTTGCAAGCTCTTCGGCTGTCATTTTTTGTCCACTTCTCACATTGGAAGCAGAAAAATTACCCGCTGCAAACAGTTGAACATAATATTTCAAACCATTTCCATATAATGATCTTAAAGAAGTTAACAAATCTTGGTCGTTCAAAGTTCCATCATTGTAAGTTACGAGCCATGCGTTACTATTTTTTAAAGCGTCATAGTCTAAGGGCTCAATAAACTCAAATGAATCAAAATCTATAATTGCATCTCTAGAGCCAACCAGTGCAGTTTTCATCCATCCAGCTTGCTTCCCCATACTTTCCCACTGAGATTTACTGATTTTTATCTTCATACGTTAATTTCCTCCACCTCAAAATCTTCTTGCCAAGGAATTCCGCTGACATCCAATCCTTCTACCAATTCCTTCGCTACCACTAAATCCTCACAATGAAAAGTTAAAACTCTTGATCCCGCCCTATTACTCATTGTTACACCATTAGGAACTTCTAGTATAGCCTCTCCATTCTTAACCATATTGTATTGGTTATGGCTAAGAACCGCAGAAACATAAACTTCGCCTTCGTTATTTATCTTTTCCTGTTCCATTTCTTCCTTTGTCATTTTTTTTGTTTTTAAAGAAATACTAACAGGCATCGAATCCAACCGCCCCTGTTTACTTGATATATTGATAAGTTTTGCCATATTAAGAGGTCTTTAAATTCAACAAGTGGGAATCGGCTGCAAATTTAGGAATTCTATACCCCGTTTTTCCTCTCTTATCATTACTAGCTAGGATATCAGAATAACTCTTTTGTTTCTTTTCACCAAGAAACTTATTGTTTTCTGCTAGCGCCATCGTACTGACAACAACTTTTCCTTTGGGCGTCATTTTTACTTCATCTATCTTTCCTGTTAATAGGCCTTTGGTTTTTAGTCGCATAACATCGCTACTGGTTATTTCAAGTTCGGGTGTTATTTTAAATGTATCTTTACCGATTTGATCCGCTTTAAGCCAAATCTTCATTAAGACACCCGCATCATTGTCAGAAGCCGTAATAATTTCTTTAGATGATTCTTTTTCTATTTCCGGAAGATAAGTTGCAAGAAAAGAAATATCAATAACCGAATCTCTTTTGTCATAAACCGATCTCCCCGCTGGATTTATAGGAACTGGCATAACCCTCCTTATTTCACATCTTTTATCTTTTCTATTCGATACTGTTCAAAAAGTGCATCTGCCTCTTTACTTCCTTCAACTCTTACACTTTCCCTTGCAAAAATTAGCTGAGATCTAGTAAGCTTGCCACCAAATAACAACTCGGCATTTATTAAAATAGCCTTTTGTAAATCTTCCGATAGCTCCATATCATAGCGCAGTTTCAATTTAAGGGCTCTAAGCATGATAATTGGATTCTCTTTAATAGAAACATTAGGATCTATAAATGTTTCAACTTTGTTATCTTCCATAGCCTTACCCGCAACCTTGAACGGATCTTCAACTTTATTTGTAGCAATATTAAACGCAAACATATTAATAGTAAAATCACGATTAGCCAAATCTATCAGCAATGGAGAATCGCAACGAACCCCTTTCTTCCTAATCTCATTCATCATATCGTGTAAATCGTTTTTACCAGAAAAGTCAACTCGAATTCCCTTATGAACAAAAGAAAATACAAAGCTCTTATTGGCAAGAACATGGGCCGCATTTAGTTTTTTAGCTACCAATTGTCCTACTTTAAGGGATTTGTCTGCTGAGTTAGAAGTAAAATCCAATTGTTCAACATCTGGCTGATCATTTCCCATCATTCTTTCTCTGGAATAAACACCGACTATGTAAATATCATCTATACCCGTAGATTTACAAACCTCCTTGGCCGCATTTACAATTTCGCTTACCGCATTCATTCTAACATAACTGGTTCCCAATAGATCTTCTGCCATATCGGAAACTTCGCTTGACAAATCTTTGTTTTGGAATCTAGCTTCTGCACGACTAACAGACTCTTCCTCTACATCGACATCAAAGATCCAAATGGCATATATTTTTTCTCCATTTTCGGTCTCCCCAAACCTAAAGCCCTTAAATTTAATTCCATCTATGCCAAGAACCTTCTTAACTATGGGAACAATATCTTCTGTAACTATCAATCGTGTTGCCCTGATATTACCGCTTAAAATTTTATCCTTGATGGTTGCCAAAATATTTAGAATTTCTACCAGACTGGGATCTAATGTTCCCGCAAATCTTTTAGCAGGATGGGTATTAACCAAATCCTGAGTCATATCGTCCCATAATTGCGGTTTAAATCTAGGTTCAATCCATCGATAATAAAATCCCTTCAAATCATAGGTTGGATTATATCTTGGCTGTTTACTTACCCAATCATCATCTCTGGCAAAATCTTCATCCCTATCTTCCCATGCCATAACCCTATCACCAAGACCGGGTATTGTTGATCCATCAGAAATAGAAAGATTGTTATACCACCCAAATAAAGTAGCCGTTTTTATAAAGTTATTAGAGGCTTTTTTTTCTGTCCTTTTCGGCTCTGATTTCTTATAAGGTAATAAAAGTGGTTGTGGCCTTGTCTCTTCTAAAAGCGTTTCTAGAGCTTTATATCCACGATCATCTTTGTGATCTCTTTGTAGCAATTCCTCATGAATTAAATGTGGATCGGGTTTGGTGTCTCCAGCAAATTGTTTTCTTAGTTGTTCCTCGATAGTATTATGCTCTTGAGAAAGTCCTTTTGCTAAAGGTGCCATAAATTCTCGACTCAATCTTTTTTCTATGGGAGTACCTTGATGCCTCTGAAATAACATGGCCCAATCTCCCATAGCATCACTCTGATTAGCTGACCCTTTCCCCGATCTACCATCCAAATCTGATCCTCTAGGCTTTCCATCGGTAAAATTAGAAGGGAGATAACTTGTATATTGGGCTCTTTTATACCAGTTGTTTCCATCGGCGTGTCTGGTTTGACCTGTAAATTGAATAGGAGCAAAAGTATCTCCCAATCCTTTACCCTCAAGTTCCTGTTTATATTTCGTGTTTACTTGATCAATAGCCCATGCTGCAAATTTATTCTCTTCTCCTTGGGCTCCACCTTCATCGGCTCCTTTGGAATGTGCAGCTTCATGAATAATAGTAGCAGCAACACTTAAAACAGCTAACATTTGCCATAAAAGTTCTGGATCGGCAACAGTTCCACCATTATTTTTTGCATCGTTTTGGATTTGGTTTGCGTTTTCCGTTGCTGCCGCCAAAGAAGCATTCATATTAACGCCAAGAACGTGACCACCGGAAGACTCAATTTGATCCCATAGGTTTTTAATCTCTTTCTGAATTTCCTCGTTAGATTTGTTATCTTTTACGGGATAAGCGGTAAGCATTCCATTTTCATCAACCACTTTGTATCCTCTTTGTTGCTCTAGCATTTTTCTAAGTACTTCGGTTCTTTGGGCTCTTTCCAATTTGGGAATATAAACGCCATAAGAGCCGCTTTTAGAGTAGTTAAAAATATAGTTAATATCCTGAAGAGCCCCTCCGGGATAGGATTGTGCCAACTGAATAGCATCATTTGCTCGATTAAAAGCCGATTGAATCTCTGAAGTATTGAGTGAGGGAGTATTAAGTTTCTCAACATTGCCGGTAAAATACCCATCAAAATCCTGCTGTGCTAGTCTAATAATCTTCATACTATATGTTTCGCTGTAAATCCTTAAAACCCTTGAACAAAAACAAAAAAGGCAATGCGAGAAAACGCATTGCCTTTTTCAAAAAAATGGTTATAAAACAAAGATTAGACACCAAATCCGCCAGCGTCTACTTTTTTACCTTGTTTTTTCCCGCCACCACCATCGTCATCATCGTCCCCATACGGATGATACTTTTGAGGCTTTTGACGATCAACTTTCTCTTCAAAAAATTCCTTTGTTTTTCCAGAATCTTCAGGTTTTACTAATTGTCCAAATTCGGGAATCTCTGCTTCAAGGAGATCTTTGATGATATCTTCGTCCAAATCATCTGAGCAACTAGCACCCCCTTCATGACTTAGGACTCTGGCATCATAAGCTCCGGTTTTCTTATTCACAGTAATTCTAACAATAACATCACCCATCGTAGCCTCCTTCTTTAGGTATGCAACAATTCTTTTGCCTTATCCGAATCGACTCTTATATCAGTAACCATCTCATCGCCATCGTCTTCATTACGAATAATTTCATATCCCCGAAGCTTGGCAATAGCAATAGCTTTCATTCGCATCACTTCACTGGTTAACTTGGTTTTGAGCGAGTCAATACTATAATCTCCTCCAAGACTCCAAGAACCATCGGCTTCTTTAACGATCCCAATATCACTATAAAGATTGGCAATACCGCCTTTACTTCCGGGAATTACCAATTGATATTTTTGACTAACGGGGCCACCATGAAAAGCAGCCGTAAGATTCCCTGTATCATCAATTACGATATGCTTTTCCCAAGCAGGCATAATGTTAATAAGGGCTTTCTTGAGAATATTCAGACTACATTTGAGATCTAATTTACCTGTCTGCCAATGACTCATTTTTTTCTCCTTGTTTGCGACTTTATAATCTTACATTGTTTATTATACAAAATTTTTGAATGTATGATGCTGGCAATCCGATATTTAATCCATAGTCTCCGCTTTTCGTTACAATGGCAGTTAACATTCCAACAACCTTACTATTGTTGGTTTTCACAATAGGGCCACCGCTATTACCTGAAAAAACCGCCGAATCTACAAACATATACTTGGCCGCTCCTTCTCTAGGATAGATGGTTCTATTGATTGATCCCACATTACCAAATGAAACATTATTTTCAAATCCTAACGGGCTTCCTATCGTCATTACATCGTCTCCCGCATCCACAGTTAAATCCAATTCAAATGGAACCGCATCAACCTCTGCCTTCAAAATGGCAACATCCAGAACTGTATCTGCGGCAAAAATCTTAGCAGGATATTTATTGCCTGCCTGTAATAGATTTACGGTAATTGTATTAGAATATGAAAATAAATCAAGAACTTTTTCTTTAATTCCAACGACATGCGCACAAGTGATAAAAATTCCATTACCAACACAAAAAGCGGAACCAATTTCTCTTGTCCCCTCAGTTAAACTAATAGTTTCTACTTTAAATGTCTTTTGGATGGAACCAGTAACCAATTCCACTTTATCAATGGGTTGAGCTTGGGCCTGCTTGGTTCTTGCCATCCATTTAGATTTTATACCCTTCTCTTTAAGTTTTCTTTTATGTTGTTGCGCCAATTCAAAAGAAGGAAATACCCTAGTTCCACCGGGGGATCTAACTGTCCATTCTTCTTGAACGCTGTTGTGGGGCGACATCATATTGTTCATGATATCAAGATCACGCTCTTGTCTTTTGTATCTATCCCCTTCGTCCTTATAAGAAGTAAGAGTATCGTCTCCCCATCCATCGCTCCAGTCTCCTCCACCACTAGGAATCTTATATTGTTTATCCCCTTGTAAAATATCTTGAATAGTGATTACATTATTAAAGGGAACCACTGACTTTGGGGTAACGGGTGAAAGGCCTGTTCCGGGGGCTAGGATCTCAGGCATGAAAGTTCTGGCTTGAATGATTTTGCTCATATCATAACATTATTTCAAGATATTGAGCGAAAAATCCTTTTTTATATCTCTAAATCGTCATCGCCTTCTTCGTTCTCTTCTTCGTCAAGGAAAGCATCTGCGCTCTTATCTTCGGATTGATCTAGTGGAATAAATTTTTCAGCCTTTTTAATAGCTTCGGCTTCGGGTAGAATGGAATTTTTCATAGCAATTTTTGTAGCTTTTCTATCACCCGTAGCAACAACCGCTTCTCCACCAGTTTTTTCAGAAGCATCTAATTTAGACTGATCTTCAACAACCTCTTCCCTCTCTCTATCGGCCTTTTCTTCGGCCTCTATATCTTTCAAGGCCTGTAAAGATGCTTGGGTTGCATCGCTATCAGGCATATCACCCGTAACAGATTTAACCATATGTCCATCCACAGGGCCACCCGATGTCATAACGACTACCTTCCCCTCCATTTCCTCTGGATTTGAACCCGATGAAACTTTAACAGGGGCTAATTTCTTAATGGGGGTAACAGCCGTTTTGATAGGCTTTTTGGCAGGCTTTGCTTTGTTTTTAGAACCTTTGGGTCTCCCTCCCTTAAAGGTTTTAGGTTTATCTTCTACAGGTGTTGGATTAGGAGTAGTTGTGGGGGATGGAATGACAGGCTGAGTCTTGGGAACAATAATTGGATTAGAAATAATCACAGGCTCTTCTCTAATTATCTCAATTAATCCAGCGTTACTAAGAGAATTGACTTCTCTAATTTGTGCGTCGTTTTTAAGGTCAATACTTCTGGCTTCTATATTGCCCCTTAAAACAATACCCAAAGTGTTAAACGAAATGGTTGATGCCGTAAGGCCTTTAATAGTTACTCTCATGGTTCTCTCCTTTTTTCATATTATACAACAACGTATGGAATTTCTAAGAGCTTTCTATAGCATCAAGAGTTATATGGTGCCTCGAAAGTTCTTTTTTAATATTAGCCATAAAACGAATACGTTCGGCATTATTAAAATGGGCAATAGAAATAAGGTCTTGAATTTCCCGGTTAGCGGCTTCTAGATTGTCTTCGTCTTTATGAAAAACTTCTAAAAAAGACTGCGTAGCCTTATTAACCCTATCGAGATCTAATTTTTTTTTTCGTCTTCGCTTTGGCCCAAGACGGTAATTGAAAAATCAGTACTTGCCATGGTGGGTGCTTCCGGTGCCGTTGTAGGAGCGGGAGTAGGAGCCATTTGAGCCGCTTGGGGCAGAGGTTGAACTTTGCGTGGGCGACCTTTTTTGGCAGGCATAGCATCCAATTCTTCTTCGCTCATAATGGGTTTAGTTCCCACAAAGCTAACCTGACCATCTAACAGCTTCGAAAAATCTAGGGCATCAGGCTGAACCGTTACTTTTTGGCTAGCAAGCTGTGGTTGAGATTCCAAGAAATCGATAAGATCTTTGTTAAGAGTTTCATCATCCATTTCTTTAATAGCCTCTACATCAACACTAACGGTTCCAATAAAAAGCTTATCGTTCCCAACTTCTGCTTCTTGAACATCGTCTAAAGAAAATACTTCAGATGCGTTTTCTTGCGGTTTTAAATATTCTTCGCCAATTAATCTAGCCGACACCCATCCATTCTTGATGGTAAAATTATCAGGAGAAAAATCAGTATCTTCTAGGTGGGGCATGCGTTGAACCGCCACATTATAAGCCTGTTCTTTAACAGCATTCTCGTCTGCCGTAGTTTCGCCCAATTCAAAAGAAAGATACAGTCCTTTCGTTCCCGCTACATCAATCGGTTTTTCTTTTATCTCTAGGAACGGTACTGGCTCCTTGTCTTCAGCCATAGGGTCAGGACCTATTTTGGATTTGCCGAACCAATCACGTGACTGAGTAGGATCAATAATTTGTGCTTCTTCGGCAATGTCAGGAGCAAGACCCTCTTCTTCCGACATCGTTTCTGGAATTCTGGCAAATGAAGAAGATGGATCTGAAAAATCCAGTTCCTCTTCTGCTTCGGGATCAACTATTTTTGGACGATGGGATCTAGCTGTAATAGTTTTTTTTTCAGACATCGCTTCTTTCGCTGGCAATAGGTTCTCCCACCATTTCTGCTGTTTTGCCTTTGTTTCCCCAGCCATCTCATACTTCTCATCTTCTGTTTTTTTACCCGACAATCTTTTTTCTTCTAGCTTGTTGATTTTACCCTCATAGGTATCTGAATTGCGGTATTTAATATCTAGTTCGGATGTTGAAGTATTAAGATTTCTTTCTATAATCTTATCAGCAGATCCAGTTCTTTTTTCTTCCAGAAGTTTTTCCATAACCACGGGCTCGTTTTCAACCCTATCTTTGTTGAGTTGAACTTCTGTAATTTGAAATTGATCTTCGCCGGTTCGGTCTTCTTCTAGACGAACATTAATGTGCTTATCGTCTAGATTGTCCTTTTTAGCTGTTTTTGACAAATTAAATTTACTCATCTTTTTCTCCTGTTTCAATCTACGCCAAACGTGAATATCTTATGTTATATTTTCTGAATTTAAGGTTTAAAATCCTTCTTATATTAATATGACCATCCTGTTCTTACCACTACCGGCTGCGGAAGGCCCATCCTAAATGTCTCATTGGCCGATGAAACCGCTCCTGAGAGACAATCTGCTAAGTCATCTGTATCCACATCACCATGTTTATCAGGGACAATAGAAAACCCCCTTGAAAGTTCCTTAAATCTTAATGCCTTGAGTTCTGCAATTAAAAGAGCCGATTCGCCACCATCATTGTATAAGTAGATCTCTGGCTCCGGTTGATAGGCCATCATCATTTTAAGATTCTGATAAATTTTCTGTTTAACCACTCTATTAAAACTCATTTGAACTGCATTGATACCATGACTCTTAAGCAATTGAACGCTGGAGGTAGAATGATAATCGTCAAAGGTAACTGTCATAGGGTGGAATCTTGCACAAATACTTATAATATCTTGGTCAATTTGATGATATAGCAACCCTGTGCCGGGAACAGGTCTCCAAATCCATACTCCCGCCAGAAAACATCGATTCCTTTTCTTCCCTAAATAATTTGTATATCTTTGTTTGGCCACTAAAACAGCCCCATAATTATTACCGCCTTTAGATGGATCAACATGAAGATAATAACTGAATCCGGGTTGTGGCCGAGTATGTTTTGCCAAATCGCCCCGCAAACATCTAACAATTAACCCTTCGTCAAAGAAATTACCATAGCTACCGCCTTCCGCCCATTGTGCTCCATATTCAACAGCAAACGTATCAATGTTAGATTTTCTATCGCTGATAAATTCATCATTATTATATGGAAGACCGGGATTTGTTTTCCACGTAGGGAGATGGAAAGACAAAATTCTAGGATCGCTTTCAGCCTGCTTATAGATTTCATAAAAGATTCCGTTGCGAGTATTGGGCGATGAAATTTCCACCAATCGTCCTTCGCCAAATTGATAAAAATGCGATAAGGATGGTTTCAAACGATTATAAAAATATTTTCCAGTAACCTTCCCTGTTTCATCATAAAAGGCTAACTCGTCAAAAAGAATCAAAATGGCATTAAATCCTGCTAACGAATCTGGATTACTATGTCCACAAAGAACTAAAATAGAACCGGGAACTTCCAAAGTAGCACCTTTTGATTTTTTTTCAAGATCTTTTTTGGTATAAAGTCTAATTTCAGAAGTCGTTTCTTTTGCAATACGTCCCCTGAAAAATGGCGAATTTCTTATTCTAGCCTGAATCATTCCAAATAATCTTTCTGCCTGTTTTTGAGAAAGAGCCACATTAATGATCGCTATTTCATCATCGCTAGGAAGTTTGTAATACGAATGTGGGTCTCCATTATTAATGACCAAAAGCTTATAAACTTCGTAGGCCGTTATTACAGACGAGATAATCGTTTTACTGGCTCTTCTACCCAGAACCAATTGCAACTCATTAAAATTGGGTGGTTTTTCGCCCTCAGAAATCTTTTCTTTAGCCATTATTTTCTTGACGACATCCTTCATATTGGTTTTATAAGTTATCTCGTCCAGCGTTTCTTCTTTCTGACATTCATAAAGCCATTCCCATTCCTCTTGAGAAAGGGTTAGGTTTTCGTTTCCCCTCGATCCCATGTAGAAACACTTTAAGATAACTCGCTGAGACATCCACAAATTAAATCCGTTATTGGGAAGATTAAGAAACCTAGGATCATTACAAAAAGTAATAATATCAACCATCTTGTACAAATCATCATCTTTTCTTAAGCTAGGATTATCGTTTTCTATTTGCCGTATAGCTGTTGATAAAGGACTTGATGCTTTCCTGTCTTCTGTTTTCTTTCTCACTTGACCACCTCTAAAATAAGTAATCCATTCTTGCCCTCTGTTAAATCAATAATGTTTTCAGACTCATAAACAATCATGCCATTTTTATTTGATATGGGGAAAGATTTAATAGAGTTCCCATCTAACACATAAATAATATTATCTTGCAAAGTCATCCTCCTAGGTTGTACATCCTTTCTAGATGGATTCCCACAAAATAATGAAACCCCCTTACTACTTATTCTTCTAATGCAAAAATTTTCAAAATCAGCAACAAAAACATCGTTGTTGAATGTCATGATATCTGATGGACTATTAAGAGAGCATTCCGCTAAAGAATTAGACACCGAATACCTACCTCTTCCATCTCCTATTAAAATTGATACCCTAGAATCCGAATAAGCTAAACATCGATGAATGTCGGGTGCTGTCCAAATAATACCATAGGGACTTCTAAAAGCTATCTTGGCATCTCCGCTTGGCACTACCTTCGAAAAAAGAACCCCCATAACCTTTTCATCTTCGCCTTTGAGTAAATTAGAACCAACCGATAAATTCTCCAAAACTCTTATTTTAATACCGCACTTCTCCAAAACATAAAGTTGTCGGGTAAAGGGATTATAGGCCAAAGCACATGGATCATCAAAATGAGATTCGTAAAACTCCTGACGTTTTATCCCTTCTTCTCCCCTCCAAGGAACCACTGGATTTCCTTCTGGCGGTATTAAGCCTATACATTGATCATATACGAAAAGAATTCCCAATCCGTCAATATAACAAAAGTCTCTGATGGTAGGGGATTCTATTTCTACTATCGGTGTTGTTTTTTTAACTCCGGTAGGCTTTTCTATGATTCTATACCTCATTCACTATTTCCACTTGGTCTCTAGATAGCCAAACTCTTTTTCTGCCAAAATCTATATAAAGTTCAAAACCAATACCGTTAGGGATCTCATATATTTCTTGCACCATTCCAACCTTATTCAATAAACTTACAATCTTGTTATCAATACATCTAACCCTTGCCGGTTGAGATTTTAAAAACTCCATTTCGTCGTTCACAGCAGACATCTTTACTATCGAATCTTTAGCGTTGGCAAAAACCCATGTTGGATCTTCTCCTCCGAAAGATAATTCGATGGGCCTTTCTTTAACATTAGCCACATCCCATCCCTTCATTTTACACTTAGATGGAAATTGATTGGGCATATCGGGAAGGGAAGAAATTTTAGGAGATATCAAAACCCCAAGTTCCTTCAAAAAGATATGTCCCAAAGATTCTACTATCGGTTTCCAATAACGCTGATAAAAATGAACAGAGCTTAATGGATACAAACTGGATAAATCTCCATCGGGAAAAATATCACTTACATTTAAACTATCATCCATTTCAATTCTTAGAATAGCCTTTTCGTCATCTTCTACTCGAACTATCTTAATGGCTTTGTTTTTAGGATCGCTCTTGTAAATTACATCTGGATGATGTTTGGCAACAGCAGAACAGGCTTGCTCCCCATAATGATCCATGATTTCCGAAACATCCTGCTCAGAAAATGGATCTTCTTCTTTGGTAAACGATGCGGTAGCTTGTATTGGAGCAGGAGGCGCAACAGGTGGTTGAGAGGTTCCTGCTTCAGGCCCTATAGGAGGTGGTTGAGAGGTTCCTGCCAACATCCCACTCAATTCGTTAGGTTGGGCCTCCATTTCTTTTTTCTCTTTTTCTTTTTTGGCCTTATCTTTTGAGAGCATTTCGGGAAAATGTTCATTGGCGATTCCTCTGAACTTATTAATAATGGCATCGACTTTATCTTTGTATTCGTCTTTTTTAATGTTCTCTTTAAACGTTAATAGTTCGCCCACTATTTTTTTGATTTGTTCATAAACCATTTTTCTTTCTTTGGGGAGGTTGTCTTCAATTCCCTTGCATTGTTGGCCTATACTAACCATCACGTTTTCATATTGTTCGATTAATTGGGCCTCTGGGGTTTCGTCTATAGGAACCGGTTTGATAAAGTCTTCGGCTGCTTCTTTTTTCATAAACCACTTTTTTGCGGAAACCAATCCTTTTAGTTGCTCAAGGCTGTCATCTTTTTGTTCTGGTATTTCTTCTATTTTGTGCTTTAATGGATCTTCTGTTGCTATTTTACCATTATCTTTCATCCATTTTATTTTTGCATCTATGGGGCAATTTGGATTTTGTGCCGCATTTTCAGAAATATTATATGCCGAATTTTGAAGAAAAACATTTTCTTCTTCTTCTTCTTTATTTCTTACTCTTTCCAGCACTTCTACCAACACTTCTGGTGGGCAATTTGGATTCGCTGCCGCATTTTGAGAAATCCAATCATCATTTCCCCTTCTTAAAATTTCCGCTAACATTTCTGGTGGACAATTTGGATTTCGTACTGCGTAATAAGCAACATTATCATGTCTTAGTCTCAAAATTTCCGTTAACATTTCAGGTGGACAATTTTTATTTTGTGCTGCCAAATCAGAAACCCAATCGTTTTTTCCTCTTCTCAAAATTTCCGCTAACATTTCTGGCGGACAATTTTTATTTCCTGCCGCATTTTGAGAAACAGGATCATCCTTTCCCTCTCTTAGTATTTCTGTTAATATTTTTGGATCTTTGGTACTGTATGCTATATCACTTGTATATAAATCTTTGTCCCTTGCCGCTTTATACATTTTGAAATTTTTCCCTACCAGTTCTTTCAATTTCCTTAAATCTTCATCATCTTTTTGTTCTGCTACTTCTTCTATGATGTGCCTAGTAGGATCTTCTTTGTCTATTCTCCCAGTATCTCTCATCCATTTTATTTTAGCATCTATAGGACAATTTTGATTTTTTGCTGCCTGCCAAGAAACATTATTGTATTTTCCTCTTTTCAAAACTTCTGCTAATATTTCTGGTGGACAATTTGTATTTCTTGCCGCAGCCCAAGAAACATTATCGTTACTTCCTCTTCTTAAAATTTCTATTAGCATTTCAGGTGGACAACTTGGATTTTGCGCTGCTGCTTGAGAAACATCATCATCATTTCCTCTTTTCAAAACCTCTTCTAATATTTCTGGCGGACAATTTGGATTCGCTGCTGCATTTTTAGAAGACCAATCCTCATTTCCCCTTCTTAAAATTTCTGTTAATATTTTTGGATCTGTGGTTTCTTCTGACAACCAATAATTTTCGGCAACAGCAAAAGTTTCTAGTTTATACTTATCCCTTTCTTTAAATAGTTTTTTAGCATCCCGATAAGCTTTCCAAGCATATTCGTAAGTTGGACGGACAAAATCAACAGAAGCATGATGTTGAAGAGAAGAGAAGCCTCCCACTTCAAATGAATATCTACCATTTACATTGTAGAGTTTAAGATGCATATCACCAATATTATACACAATATTCCTATAAAAAAAGCCTGTCTATTCTTTCTCAATAGACAGGCTTCAATCCTTTGATTATCGTTATTATTAACTACAAACAGAATAGGAGCAGGAAGAGCAGGAAACACAACCGTCATGATAAATGAGTTCGCAACCGCATTGTGGACAAACTCTACCCGTTACCTTTTGTCCGTCCTTAATATATTTCTTCAAAACCCTAATAATAGCCGAAGGAAGAGAAAATACATCATCACTACCTTTTTGCAATTGTTCAACCACAAAGATAATAGGGATACCATGACGAAGCATCAAGGACAAGGATCTAAACAAAACTTTTTCTGTCGGAGTAAATTGCTGGGAGAAATCTTCTATGTATATGTCGCCAATTTCCAGCGCATACTTTCCTCTTGAAATTTTAGTAATTTTCCCCAAGATATGTTTGTGTTCTATTTTGAGCCTAAGTCCATTCATTTTTCCGCCGAATATTTCATAGGGGGTTCCATTTTGCAGTCCAACAGCCACTATATATTTTTCCTTATTAACAACAATGGAATATATTTCGGCGTCCAAAGTTTCTTGCCTTTTGGGGGCTTGTGCGGTTTGAAGGACAATATCTTCTTCGGAAATATTCAGTTCCTTTAATTCATCTTTGGAAAAGTTTTGAGGATGGATAGTTACACCCTCTCCTCTTAAACCTACTGCTAAATCTTTAAAGGGAACAAAAGAGATTATCCCATACATTTTTTTATCTGGGAAAACAGAAATGCTCTTGATCTCTTTTTCGTGAGCCGCAACGATAAAATTATAAACATCTTTCCATGTGGAATCTTCAGGCAGCATGTAAGTAACGGAGATGGAAGAATCAATCCATGTCATAATTTTTGCCATTAATTCCAGTTTATCCATTGGGTCTATTTCTGTTGCGCTTTTAAAACTAAGACCAATTTTATCTTTGTTCTCTTCGATATATTTACTGATAACTTTACCTTTAGTTCCGCACCAGTCGTCTTCTATCGTATCGCTCTTCATGGGAATTTCATATCCTTTCTCTTTAAACTTTTCTCTAACTATTCGTGGAACATTAAAATAATAGTTATATCTTCCCTTCATTCTCGTTCGTTTCCAATAGTATATACCGAAAGGCGGCTCTACCCCATAACTCATAACCAAATCTCTAAACATTAAAGATAGTGTTCCGGTAGGAGCCAAAGTAATTACGGTAATATTTCTAAGCGTATCAAACTCCAGTCCCAATTTTTCCATACGCTTGATAAAAGGAGATTGCCTGAGCTTTTCTTTGTTAAAAAGGGTAAAAGATCCTTTCTCTTTTCCAAGGGCGATTGAAGACTCATAAAGATGATAAGTAAATCGCTGAGTAAATTTTCCAATCAGATCTTGCGATTCTTTGCTTCCGTATGACACATTCGCTTTAAATAGCCATCCAGAAATATTGGTCATTCCAGCACCTGTTCTCCTGAGTTTTTCTATGGCAACTTTTTCATGCGGGGTAGCAAACGTTTCATATCGTATTTCGCACTCGTTTACATTATCTAAAAATCTATTAATAGAATGCGCAATAATTTTTAATTCTGAATCGAACTGATCGGGGTTAGTAGAAAACCTACCGCAATTCATTGAAGACAAAATACAAACGCTCTCACGGGAAAGATACTGCTCAGAATTTTTAACAACTATTCCATCATTAACTATAAAATTATGATTATCGGAAACCTCAATATCGTATAATGGTTTAGTTTCTGAGTTTATCTTTATTTTTATAAGCTTACCCATTTTTAATTTCTCCTATCAAGTTATTAATCGAACCAAAATATTTGCCTATAACATCTACGGACATGGAAAAATTTTTTGGGATAATTCCATCTATTTTTGCTTTTTGAATTTTGGTTTGTAAATTACTTTCGTCTATATTAGAGCCCCAAATTTTTTTTGCATAATTTAACATTTTTGTTTTATAAGATTTTTTACCATCGCCCCTATATTTCATTATTCCAATTTCCCAATTGTATTTTTGAGAGCATCCGCCAGTACACGTCTTTTTTTTGCCAAGCTTTCTGTCAACGAAAACGCCCCCGCAACAAACACATTTTTTATTAATGAATGGATTAATATCGTTTATTCTTTGATCTCTTATTGTTTTTTCCGCTCGTCTTAATTTTCTATATTTTTCTTTGGTTTCTAACGCAGCATCGGAACTCCAAAAACTTTTTATCGAACTAGAATGTTTTCGTTTAACGTCGGGATCTTGCATGTATTCTTTTGTTCTTTTTCCTATAAGCCTTTTTGTTTTTTTACTATGTTTCATTCCCCACATAGGATTATTTTCCCCAGAAACAGATAGCCGATCATACGTTTTTTCAAAGTTTTCTATCCATTCTTTTATTTTGTTTTCTAAAACTAAATCCTTGGAAATTTTTCTAAATTCCCACACAACTTCGTATTTTATCTTAATGCCTTTAAAGAATTCGCTAAAAAAATTTATGTAATTCATAGCCTTCTTTTTTGTGTCTTTTACCTCTATTATTTTGGTAAGATTTTTATAAGTATCATCATAAATAAAAAAATCAGGCTTATACATTCTTCCAGATATATCAAAGGTTGATTTCTCTGTCAAAAAATGAACCCCATTTGAATCTAAGTAATTTGCATAAATAAACTCTTTTGTTGATCTAAGAAACATCCTTTTCCCATCTTTATTAATATACCATCCACAATATCCCTGTCCATTTTTATATCCACATCTTTTAACTTTACCGCCCATAATGATTTCCCCCCCAAATATAGTCCGCCAATAAGATAGTTCTATGTTTTTGCGAATAATCCTTTATGTAAAAATCATTATGTCATCGTCTTCGGTTAAGCTTGATGCAGCAACGTATCCTCTATTTCTTGTTGCGATAGGATGATCGGCAGAACATTCTATTTTATACATTTTATCGTTTTCTTCTATTTCAAGTTCTACGGTCTTATCGTTTCTTTGTTGCCATACGTTAACAATCGGCTTCATTTCGTAATTGTCTTCCTTAACATTGTAAGATAGGGCCATTAAATCGGTAAAACCAGAAGTGTATAGTGTATACATTTCTTTAATAGTTTTCCAACCCTTATTAGTTAATATTTTTGATTCGCCAACAATACAGCAAGCATTAGTCCCAATAATTCTACTATCATACTCATCTTTAGAATCATAAACATAATCAGAATTTGAATACTTTCTTGCGATATCAATATTTTGTATACCGGGCTCAGCATTTGCAAACATATTTTTAGCAATGAGTTCCATTAGCTGTTTGGCCCGAACGGTTTTTTTAATAAGCTCTTTCTTGTGGTCTTTATGGGCTAAATAATACCATCCTTTTTCATCTTTTTTACATTCCATCGTTGTAGAATGGACATCCACATAAACCTTCTGTCCTGTTTTTGTTTCTGGAATTTCAAAACAAAGATCCCAGTCCTTATCGTCTTTAACCGCCTTATAAAAATCATCCGTGCATTGAACCGATATGTTTGCGTTTTGTATTTTTGTTCTATCTGACTTAACTTTTATGAACTCTTCAACATCTGGATGCTTACAGGATAGGGAAAATAACAAGGCTGGAATTCTGCCTTTTTGCCCAACAAAATAGCCAATCTGATCTATAAATTGCATCCAATGAATAGAGCCTGTAGATTCTCTAGCGGAGTTTTGAACCACAGCACCATTGGGACGCAAGCGAGAAAAATCAACCCCTACACCCTGTCTATAAGCGGCTGATTTTGCAACGGTATAAGCGGTATTTTTAATAATGGCTTCCAGCGAATCCCATTCTTCGCCTTCGAGACCAACACCTAAAGAGACCGTATTACAATTCGCCAAACTTATTTTTCTACCGCTTCCAGCACCTTGCATGATGCTCCCCGCAGGATGCCACCAATCATTGAAAATTTCATGGAACCATCTATCTGACCAGTACTCTCTTAGCTTATCCGTTTTTTCCACAGAAGCGACATAATCACAAACTCTTTTTATCGCTTGAACGTAAGTTTCGTCTGGCTTATTGATCAAAGAATATTTAGATTTAAACGCATCTATACTAAATTGATTGCCGCCAAAATAATCCTCGGTAGTTAAGTTTTTAACATCTTCAAACTTAGTGGGAGTTCCGCCGCCAGCAACCTCTTCTTGATTTTCTAATTGTTTTGTTATATGAGTTGTAGTTGACACGTTAATACCTCTTGTTAATCTTGTTAATTTTTTTAGCTGTTATGTTTTTCAACCATTATATCAATTACGAATTTGTCCGCAACATCCTTCAAAAATTTTTTCAGACGCATTTTGAATTGCGCTAAGTCATTGATATCAGCATAACATAGGTCGATAATTTTTTTACCCTCAATAACCAGATCGTCGCTTAAATGATCTTTTTCCTCTCTATCTATTTTTAAAATGGCATCTTCCACTTCATCAATCGCATAAAATCTCCAAGGCTCTCTGGTCATCATGGGATCGGTTTTCATTTTTCTAAGGTCATAAATGCTTGACCTTTTTCCAAAATCTTTAAGCATTCGATAGCTATGTGTTGTCGAAAAAATCTGACTATTTGGAAAACATTTTCTCATGGATTCTATTAAAGAAATGTGTCGCTTCAATTCTACATGCATTTCAATGTTGTCCACTGCAATGACTTGCGGCTCAAACTCAATATTCAAAAGCGTAGAAAAAGACTTGATGATTTTCTTTTCGCCATCACTACATTCCTTATGATGAATGATTTCCCTAGGCTTATGAACCCAGAAACCCAAAACATATTTCTCCATCATTTTTGCTTGAGCAGGATCTTCGCTGGCTTGAAAAATATCAGTTATTTCTTCCACTTCATACCCTGTAACTGCCCCAAATAAATCCTTGAATATAGGCCATTTTTCCCTGATTAATTGAAATTGGTTAAGCTCTTGATCAAATCGTGTTAAATAACAAAGACGATATACAATAAGCTTTATTTTCTCCGGATGATCTTTGACGAAACCATTCTTATTGATCTGAATACTATAATCGCCTATCGAAGAATGAATGTCTGCTTCAATCAAAAAATCATCTTCGCCATATACTCCTGATAGGGTTTTGCCGGTATGTCGAACTGCTTTCCCCAACATTGTTTTTAAACGCTCGGCATCATATCCCTCAAAGCGAGTAAAAATAGTTTGAATACAATTAAGGGCTGTGGATTTACCGGCACCGTTAGGCCCCATAAAGCAAATGAAATTTTTTGGGATATGGTTGTCCGTAAAATCAAAAGTATAATCTTCAAACGCCTTGAGATTCTTAATTCGAAGATTTTTTATTTTGATTACCGGAACTTCTTCAAGAGTAAAATCAGGAAGATCTACCCCTGAATATATTTGCGAGTCTGCCATAAGTTCCACCCACTACTTGTTTGACTTTTCCCAAATCAAACGTTTTCATTCTATTTTCGTATTCTGGTTTCGGAGGTTTACTTTCTTTATTTTCCACGTTGATTTTTGCGCCGGGTGGAATATAGACTAATACCTTCTCTTCTTTCTCTATTTCTTCTGTCATATGTATTTGAAATTCTCTGTCAAAATATTTCGCAACAAACTGATATGAAATGTAAAGATGAATTTCCCTTGCTTACTTTCCATCCCAATATGACCATGCTCTTCTTCAGAAATCGCAGTCATGTAATCGTTAACATCCAACTCTTTCAACTTATCGGCAAAAACGGATATGTTCTCCCGCAAGATAAGTTCTCCCAAGGCGTCAATGATGAAATAAGAAAAAATTTCATTGATATACATAGAGTAATCCGTATCCGTAAGTCCCATATCCTTAGCCCTAACAGAAAAAGTTATGAATCCATTATCATCCCATTCTCCTATCTCTCGAATAGAAGGAGCCGCACGAACCAGCAAGGATAAAAGCTTCCTGTATTTGGAAGTCTTACTAACAGAAATTTTTTCCTGTACATCTTTCAATGAAGTTTCTCCCATAATCCCTCCTAGCTATTGTTTTTTGACATTATACAGCAGGAGTTTGAATTCTTATATCGTTTTTATTATCCACAAAGGTATCTTTCAACGTTTTACGAAATAAATCCTTGAAAAACATGCACAATTGGTATAAATTAGCTAAACTAGAGCAACACCTAAGAGCCGAAGCAGGTTTTAAACAGGATTTAACCAAAATCCTGTCCACTTCTGTTCTCAGTGCTTTAATGCTCATCTTTGAAGTAGGAGCCATCAATAGAAAAACCATTGACGAAGTGGCCAAAAAATCTAATCTTAACGATCAAGAAAAGAGACAACTAGAGCAAATTGTCCAAAATCCAGCCCTTATGAATAAAACCCAAGAATTTCTATACCCTCAACAAAATCAAGAAAATCCAACATCCCCTCAACAATCTACGCAGGTCTCTACAGCTTCTATAATTAACGTAGGAAAAGAATTAATTGATAGAGGGTTCAAGGTAGGCTATCATCCTAATTTTTCTTATACAGAAGGTTTTGACGAGGAAGGTAAACAACGTGTAGGTGGACATTCCAAAAACAGTTACCATTACCGAAATCAAGCTTTTGACATTAGCGGAGCAAGTTCTGAGTCCATGAAAACTTTATTTGACGAATTATATTCCAAAAGAAGCGAATTAGGATTGACAGAACTTATTTATGACCATCGAGGACATTGGTTTTCTAAAACAGATAAACTTAGTTATAAACCTTTTGGTGGACATGGAAATCATATCCATGTAGCTTTTAATACTCCGGGGATTATTAAAGAGTATCAAGAAAACGAAGTTGCTAGATTGTAATAAAAATCTAAAAATTTTCCCTATTGAATAAATTATGATATTATTAGTGGTCCAGTTGAGTATTATGATAGGACCTACCGAACACCTTCCGTTAACAACTGGTTTGCAGCAGGTTATAGACATTTTCCACTAAAATTATTCAGTAATAATTACTCAGAGACAAAGCGTTTTTGGCTGTTTTTGGCAAAAGTTTGAGTAAAAATTACTGCCCTAAAAACGGTAAAAATCGGGTCTAAAAAAATATTTTTCTTTTTTGAAGGAAACTTTCTAAAACATTTGTATAATATCGGCGTAACTATAAAATGTAGTTGCCCCTGCCTCATAGGGTTTATGAGAGAGCGAGTAAGTAAAGGAGAAAGTATGTCAAACAAAACTCAGTCCAGTACCGTCATTCCAACTAGTTCAAATCAATCCGAACCTGATACTTGGGAAAACCGCATTAAGCAAGCAGCAGTTTTTCTAGGATCAACATCAGATGAGGTTGAAACTATCCTCAAAGAATATGGGGTAGAAAAACTTCCTGCCGGAACACAAATGCTCAGCGACGAAAAGATAACTCCATTCGGGGATCTTCGTGCAGCATTTTGTGAAAAGCATGGAGTCCCTGTTCCTAAACTTCGTATGGCTATGACCTACCTTAGAGGACCAACCAGTAGCGGCAAAACCGATACCATTGATCCTGTAATGTATGATCTACAACAGAAGTACGGCATTAAAACCCGATTAGAAGATTTGGGAATTGCCGAACTTCTTCCTTATTATAATCCTAAAAAGCAAAACAGAATCTTCAAAGTCCTTCAGGATATGTTTGGAGATAAAGCCGTTATTGCTTTTAAGCCCGATAGTAAGGAAATAGCTATAGAGGAAACATCCAACTATATCACTGACGTTCAAGATGGTCTTCCCGAAGAAGATGCTATTGATGTTGATGGAGAGTTGGTTAAGTTATTCCCTATTGGTAGAATGCCCGACGAAGTAGTTGATGAAGATCCTCTATTTCCGGGACAACCACTCAAAAGAGATCGTTCTATTATTAACAGGATTAATTGGAGCGGTATCAGTAAAGATGTCAGACAATTCGTTAGACTCCTTGTTGATAGTAAAGAAATTGATCCGAATGATCGTTTGGCCGTTCGTCAACTCATTAAGATAGACGTTGCGGAAGGGAAATGCCACGTTATACATGGTATAGAAATATTCAAGGATATATTCCCCGAAATCTACATGAAGTATAAAGAACTAAAGAAGAAGGACGAGTTGCCCAAATTGCAGCTTAGTCTTGACGATGTAAACGGTAAGTTACAAAACCCGTTCAGTGTCAATCGCAGCTACTAACAATAACGTGCGCCTTAGATTTAATGTCTAAGGCGCACTAACCTAAAGGAAATATATCATGCCTAAAACACTCAAATTCGATACGCCATGGGATTCTGATTATTGGATGGAATCAAATGGATTTTATTGCGGCTTTAATATGCCCAAAGCACTAGCTAGTTCAAAAGATAATAAAGGGGAAGAACTTCAACATAATTTGCCAGAATATAATTGGAGAAAATCTTATTTGGTTGATGAATACCCTGCTTGCCCTACAACATGGATGAAGAGCGAAGGAAAATTAGCCAGCTATTTTGTCCCCATTAAGGAAGGATCGGGTATGTGGTTGGATTTTAACAAGAACCAAAATCATACTCATCATTTGGCCGTTGTAGTTTCTATTCAAGGAGTCAACGCTATTACGGGATTAGCTTGCGAAAATCCTAATCTAGAACAATATATTGAATATTGTCCTAAACATAATAAAAAGTTTGGCCCCAATAGATTCTGCGAAGAGTGCGGATTCAAATGGCCCAAGCAAAACTATCTATGTACTACTTCAACTCCGACAGGTTATCTTTGGCTAGATGGATTTCGAGCAGCTAATGGGGCTGTTTGTCAATACATCCTGACTGAAAAAACTATGAAAGGAGTTGCTTCAAACATTATTGGAAACAAAAGAGTCTATGCTATCGGTATTAGTTTCTTTTTGTCAAAGAATGTTAAACAAATTCCGGTGAGAGTAAATGATTATCTTGACGCAAATTCGTTTAATGCCCCCGATTTGGTTATGGGAGATTGGAACCGTTGTGCTTACACTGTAGAACCTGTAGGCGATCAACTATTAGGCGCATCAATAGATATGGACATAGTAATTAATGATAATACCAACAATGCTCCTTCTGCTTCTTTTATTAGCAGTTCAAGTAGTTCTAGCAGTTCGTCCCCATCCAAGTCTACTCCTATGGATTTTTCCAATAGAGTTAGTGGTAGTTCTTTGGGGGAAGACAGCATTGAAGTAACGCAAAATCAAATTAAATCATATGCCAAAGACCCAAGAGCAACATGCAAAAATATATCTAGACGAGGTGCAATTCCCAATGTGACTCCCGTTAGAACCAAAAATATTGAAATTGGTGCTGGAGCGAGTATAAGACAAGTTGTTTATGATGATCCTGAACCTCTTGACTTTTGGAGAGAACAACCCGAAGCCATCCTGACGATTAACTATTGTCTCGAAGAAGAAGCGGGGAAAATTATAGCAAAGGGTAAAATAAGTAAGGCGGGAGATCCAAAAGGTTTTCTCAAAGATGTCCCAACAGGTAATATAGTAAAAGAAACAGTAACAGCATAAGGAGAAAAAAATGAGTAAAAAAAATTATACACATATCGGAGTAGTTCTAGATCGGTCAGGTTCAATGTCAAGTATGAAAAATGACGTTATTGGTGGTTTCAATAACTTCATCAAGGAACAAAAGAAAGTCGAGGGCGAAGCTACTATGACATTAGCCCAATTTGATACGGAATATGATCTATTACAGGACTTCAAGGTTTTAGGAGAAGTTCCTGATTTGACAGATGCTATATTCCAACCTAGAGGAAGTACAGCATTACTAGACGCCATGGGAAAGACCTTAACCGATGTAAGGGGAAAAGTCAAAGGAATGAACGAAGAAGAAAGACCTGAGAAGGTAATCTTCGTATTCATAACAGATGGAGAAGAAAATGCTTCTCACACCTATAGCAAGGATAGGGTTTTCAAAATGATAGAAGATCTTAAAAACGAAGAAGACATAAATTGGGAGTTTGTGTTTATCGGGGCCAATCAGGATGCTATTCATGAAGGTAGTAATTTGGGAATTAGAGCCAGTGCATCTTTGACCTATGACGCTTCTAGTTTGGGGGCAACTAGAGCCTTCAGTTCTCTATCTAAAGGAATGACCTCTTATCGTACCGCTGATGCTGCCGCCTGTTACGCATTTTCCGATTCAGACAGGGACGATCAAAAAGACCTTATGGATGACAAAGACAAGGTTGACAAGGTTGATACATTTGGCAAAGCTATCCCATCCAAGCTAAGCGATTTGTACAGTTTAACTACTGGGAGTTATAGGAAATCCAAAAAAAATAAAAAATAAATATAAGTCCTAAAAAGAAGAGCCAATTATTAAAAAACAATAATTGGCTCTTTCTGTATAATATAGAAAACAAAGGAGCAATCATGGCAGACACCAAAACTACGGGGAATGTTTTAGATGATAATCGCATCATTTACATGAGTGGTGAGTTTAACGAGGCTACCGCTAAAGATGTCATAACCCACCTAATAACTCTTGAAAATAAAGATCCTAGTAAAGACATTCTTATGTACATAGATTCTTACGGGGGACAAGTTCATAGTTTTCTAGCCATGCACGATATTATAAAAATGCTTCGATGTAATGTTGCCACAGTAGCTATCGGGAAAACCATGTCTTGCGGACAAATGTTACTTATTTCAGGAACAAAAGGTAAACGTTTTGTTACCCCCAATGCCAGAGTTTTAATGCATGAAATTTCTAATGCAACATGGGGAAAGCTAAGCGATTTGGAAGTAGATATTAACGAAACCAAAGAGCTAAGAAAAATATTGGAAGATATGATTGTTAAATATACCAAAATTAAGAAATCTGAACTTAAAAAAATTATGGTGAGAGACTCTTATTTTTCGGCCCAAGAAGCGTTAAAACTTGGAGTTGTTGACCACATTATTTATCATCCTAAAGATCTCTATAAAAGAATAAACCTTAGTTAATCTTTGTGATATTAAATTTTAAACATATCTAATTTAGCTTGTACAGCATCTAAAGCCGTTTGCAAAGAAGCTATTTGTGCATCCGCTTTAGTTTGTATGTCATCTATATGAGCTTGATAAGCCGCTTTTTGCTCTTCTAGTTGTTCTTTGGTAACAACAGTTTTATATTGGGTTGTTATCTCAATACTAGTAGCATCAACTAAAGCTACGCTAATTTCTGGTGCTATATCTATTGGTCTTACTATTGGCATTTTACTATCCTCCTCTTTAACTAATTATTCCATTTTTCTCTGTACCGATATTATCCTCTTCTGTTCCTAAAGTGGTATTGTAAAGTTCCGTTATTTCGGTTTGGGTTAAAGCACGATTGTAAATACGGAAATCGTCTAAAGTATAACCTACATACCCACCCCATGCTGGAGCACCAATTCGCCAAGGATAAGAAGGTATAGGCAAAGACATGCTTGCGTCCCCAGTATAAGAGCCATTAAGATAAAATTTTCTGGCAGACCCATTATCTGTTACTGTAACAAAATTCCAAACTCCATCAACAACAGGTATATAACCATAAGAGTTATTGCTACCATCATAAGTTTGAACAAGCAAGCCGTTTCCAGTTTGATATACGATGCTTAATTGGTCAGTTCCGTTTATTCTCATTATGTTCTTTTCGGGAGAAATCCAATTTGCAGCATAAGCCCAAAAAGAAATAGAAAAATTAGTAAGAGAAGGTATCGTTGCGGTATCTATACGGTCATTAGTCGCTGTAAAACTCAAAGCACCATTTATTTTACCTGCTACTGAATTGTCTAAAGTATGAAATGTAGCTGTTCCGTCATAGCCTCCGATATTATCATCTACTACATGAGAACTAGCGATACAATCATTCATTTTATAATGAGCAACCAGTCCATTACCCAATCCATAAAGTTGAACAATTTCGGCGGCGGTTAAAGCACGGTTGTAGATACGGATGTCATCAAGAGAACCTGTAAACTGGTCAGACATATATTGCTTTATCAACCCAAGATACAATCTGTTAACATTTGCAATATCTGCGAACCAGAAACCTTGCGTTCCCCCAGTAGAAGATAATGTCTCTTGGACACCATTTACCCAAAGTTGATATGCAGAGCCAGTAGAAATCAACTACCCAGTGACTAAAGATCACTGGGTTTGAGAGACCTTATCTCACAATTGGCTAGTTGATGTAGCCTGCCCACTAGGTTTAATTTACCGTCAATAGGCAAACTAAACGAAACGGGGAGTTCTATGCCTTTAACCGCTTTTCTCATGGCATAGCGTTTGGCAATATTAATTGATGCATTCCAATCTGCATCAAAAACCTTGCCGTCTGCGGTATAATATCTACATCCCTGTCTCTTTCCTCTTTCAACGTCTCTATAGTCATTTTTGGAGGTATAGGCAGGGTCAACTGTTACCACTATTTTACCCTGTAGTGGTGCCTTGTAGGTTAGTATTCTTCTTAAATCAAAATATGGAATTTGTGCCTGTTTATTGTTAAATTTCTTACCTCTATGGTGTTGTTTAATCCCGCTTAAGTCTTCCATAACAATAACATTAGATTTAGTATTTAAAATTTTATTAGCAATAAGATGTGATTGATTTCTATTTTTATTGAATTCTTTTTTCTTTAGGCTCTTCAGTTTTCTTTGAGCAGACCTAGAGAAGGTAGACTTACTTTTTGATTGTAGTATTCTCTTGAGATATCTAAGTTTGCGTTTATCCCTAAGAAATATTTTATCAGTAATAGCTAGCCCTTCTGAGGTAGTAGCAAGTCTTTTAATTCCTAGGTCTACTCCGATGCAAGAATTTTCAATAAGCGTGGGAGCCGGAACCTCAAATGATATTGATAACCAAATATCATTATCTCTTAAGAATAATGCAGGGTCGCAAACAGAATACTTGGCAAACATATCCGAGAATTTGTCATAAGGAGTATAGTTACAGACAATCCTTTTTCCGGTAGTAGTTAACTTAATTCTGTTATTATCGAGAAAGGTATAAATTCGTTTATCAAGTCTAATGGATAAGTTCTCTTGTTTAGCTGATTCTTCTATTTTCTGGTGATTAGACTGTATGGTTTTATAGGTAGCATAGACGGAATCCTTCGCCCTAATGATAACCTGAGACGGACAGTTTGGGAACAGCTTTCTGCATTGATGGTAGTTTTTGTCGTGGAGCAGTTTTTTATCTATCTTCTTTGATTTGAAGGCATATTCTGACATATAATTCCATACCTTTTGATGTTCCAAGAGTAAATCAACAAGAGAAGTCTTATCTTCTTGACTCTGAAACTCTAACTTTATATTATACGTCAAAATGTTCATATTTATGTTCTTCTATAATTATTTAGTGTTTTCCTGCTTATTTCTTTGATTATCTTTCTTCTTGTATTCAGAAAGTAATAATGTATAATAGTAGAAAGTTAAAGAAAGGAGAGTAGCGGATATAGTAACTCGCTTACCTCCCCGACACTAAAGATGTCGGGGTTTCCGCTCGTGTAATAATGCAAAATGAAAACCAAGTTAGTCCATACTCCAGTTCCAATCGCAGTTGTGCCGCTTGCCGTTCCAGCACCTCCACTTTGTTGAGAATAGATTTTAAGTGTATTATTTGAATTAAAACCCAAAACAATCCACGGGTCAGTTACACCAGAACCTTCTACATCTACAATAGTTTGCGTACCAGATGCTCCTCTATTTACCCACATTGAAACCGTTCCCTGATTAGTAGCAATAGCCGAAACGTCATCCACCTGAACAACATCCGTACTTCCATTAAAGCTCAAAGCAGTTCCTGTATTAGTAGAAACTCCTGCTACACTCATATCATCCGTTGTATTAACCGCAGAACTTCCAGTATAACCACTTATATTTTCAGCTACATCATAGTTGGCAGCATTATCATTCATTTTATAATGAGCAACTAAGCCGTCACCTAAAGTATTATTTTCATCACATTCAGTTCCGTTGGTTTGGTTATAAAGAGTTTGAATAGCAGCAGGAGATAAGACTTTATTGTAGATACGAACATCATCTATGGAACCTGTTACGCTATTCCCGCCACTTGCTCTTTTACCAATTGTTGCAGCCAATCCGGAATCTATATCGCTAGACGGAGTAAAAGTGACGATTGTATTTGTTAAAGTTTCTTCGCTACCATCAAGATATAATTTCATGCCCGATATAATTCCTGTTCCATTGTATGTCCATACCACATGATGCCACTGGCCGTCTCTCAAGCTCGATGTTGTACTTTCTGCCCATAAAGTATTGCTTGCCCAACTATTATTTAATCCAAATCCCATCCTACCTCCAGTACCAATTTCAATTTCATAACCTTTATAACCATTGGCGGCATCAAATGTAGAAAAAAGAGTTGAGTCAGATGCACCAGTTAAATTAAACCATAATCCAATAGTCCAACTATCTGTTGACGAAAAATCAAATGCAGTACTTCCAACATCCACAAAATCCGTACTTCCATTAAAAGTCAAAGCCTTATCAATTTTACCTGCTACGGACATGGCGGCTGTGGTATGAGCAAAAGAAGTTCCATGATAAGCACCTGTATTATCTACCACTACATAATCCGCTTTATTATCATTCATTTTATAATGAGCAACTAAGCCATCTGATAAATCTATCCATGTATGAGATTCTGTACCATTACCAGCATTATAGAGCAAAATAACATCGGCAGGAGATAAGGCATAGTTAAAAATACGAACATCATCCATAGAACCATTAAGTGCCCAAGTATCCCAAGCACCCATTCTGATATCTGTAGTATCGGCAATATTAAGACTAGCCCATGTAGCAGAATCAATATATGTGTTATCAACATACAAAGTTACGAGCCTAGCCGTTGTTACCGTAGCTACTATATGGTGCCACAGATTATCGCTGTAACCACCTGTGCTTCCTAATTGTGCTCCATAAGTAGAAACTGCTCCGGGGCCTACTATTATGCAACTCCATGATGCCCACGATCCCATTTTGAAGAAGCCATTATTAGCACCACCATCCACGGTCTTAAACCATGCGGATATGGATAAAGGAGATGTCCCTGTTACGCCATGATAACCTGTTGTGGTAATATAGTCTGAGGCGGTTGTGGAAGCAATAGCCGTATTGATTCTTCCATCAACTGTTTTAGTATTGGTATTAAAATTTGCCGTACCATTATGTGTACCCATATAACCTCCTAAAAACTATCTACCACTATTGTATTGGCGGCATTATCATTCATTTGCCAGTTAGCGACAGTTGGAACTTCTGGATAAGTAGGTGGCGGCTGGTGGGAGGGGGGGTGTTCG